GCAGTTCCTGCCACCATTGCGAGCCATCGTTCTTCGGCAGGATCAGGTAGCAGATGCCGTTCTTAACGCCGCCGCAGCCTTGGACGCGCCCGTCGAACGAGAAGACGGCCAGCATCTTCAGGCACGACTCCACGACGCCGGCCTGAGATGTCTCGATCACCGCAACACGCATGCGCGGCTCGTAGTCGTACCGGGCAGGCGGCTCAGTGGGCCACCGCGAGGCAGCGGCAGGGGTGACGAAGCCGACCAGGGCGGCCAGAGCGACGAGCAGGGTCTTATTCATGGTGGTCCTCCAGTTGCCGATATTCACGGCGGGTTTCCTTGGATGCGCCGCGCGCCTGGGCGACACGGCAGAAGAAGGCGATCACGAGGATCTGGCTAATCGCGTAGCCGGCGAGCACCCAATTCAAGTTGCGCTCTCCTGTGGAACTGCCGCGTCACGGCCTGCATCTCAGCGACGATCTCCCCCTCATCGGCGCCGCTCTGGCGCATTGAATGGGAGACCTCGAAAAGCGCTGCGGCTGCGGCTGCGGGGTCGATTGATTTTTCGTCCCACCATGCCCGCTCGTTCATTGAGTGCTGGCATCGCGGGCCGGTGCGGTGGCATCGCGGGCAGAGCGGTGTGACCCACCTATCTGCTGGCCTCCGGCCTATGCCAGAAGGCGGCTTTCCTTGGGCGGGGTCTCCATATCGGAGGTGGGCCGCTTCGGCTGGAGAGCCCCCGCACGCGATGCAGGGGCACTGCCGGATGAGCTTCAGGTGGGGCTCATCGAATTGCCCCGCCGCTTCTGGTCTCTTGCGGCGGGGCTGCTTGGGGTGCGGCGGCATCAGAAGGGGGAATGCGGCGGGCACTTTATGTTGAGCCAGTGCCGGGCGGCAAACTTGTCCTCCTCCTTGATCCGCTCCCGCACGGGGTCGAGGCACCAGCGCAGGAACCCGACGTCCATATCCGACCAAAGCTGGCCGTAGTGCTTGCCGAACATCACGGTCTTCTGCAGGAACGGCGTATTGGTCAGGACCACCAGTTCGTTCACCGGCGCCATCTTCATGAGCCGCTGGAGCAGGTGGGCCGACACGTAGGCGTCGGGTGCGGCGCGGTGCGGCGGCATGGAAAGCTCCGGCCACTCCATCGCGTCATCCAGCTTCAGGTAATAGCGCAGCACTTGGTTGCTATGCGCCGGAGCGCCGGTGAGCAGATGCTTCGCGCACATCATGGTGCAGATCCACGGGAAGGGATCGCCGGGGAACAGCGCGCGCTCGAACTCGGCATTGTGAGCGGCGAACATATCCCCCGCCTGCATGCCGGTCATGATGGCAGAGCGCGCCTCCTGCGGCGACACCCCGCCGGCCACATCCAGAGAGCTCAGGTGATGGACAGCGCGAGCCTCCACGGAGATGTCCATGCGCGGGTTCACCAGGAACCCGACAGGCTTCGACACCGCCTGGGCGGCATCGACGTCGCACCACCCCACCTCAATGATCTCGACGGGTGGGGCGCCGTTCTTCCCGGGCTTGCCGGTGGTTTCAAAATCAAGAACACGGATCTTCATGATGTCCTCACGGATATTTGGGGATTGGCAGCCGCTTCACATCGAACAGGCTGCTGACTTGGTTGCAGAACACGGCATGCTCGGCCGCCCACGGAAGCCCGTCGACCTGCCTGAGCACGGCCCAATTCGTCATATCCACGCACGCCTTGATGAGACGGTGCGAATAGGTCGGGCAGGCTTCCTTCCAGAGGGGCGCGGCGTCCCTCAGCATTTCCTGGCGCTGATGCGGCGTGGTGTTCGGTTCCATGCCGATGGCAAGCAGCTTGCACACCCCCTCGAGCACGATGTCCCGGGTCTCCTTCTCAATGGAAACGCCCGGGACAGAGGGGGGTGCCATAGGCTTCTTGGTCTCCTCCTTTGCGACCTCAGATGCGGCCCCGGTCTCCTGAGGTTGCGCCGCCTTCTGGGGTGCGGCCGCCTTCTGCTTGGCCGGCTCCTTCGATGCTTGGGCCGCTGGCTCCATGACAACCTCGCGGCCGCCCCGCTCAGGCTGGAGGGGCATCTCGTTCATCGCGGCCTGCGGCCGATAGCTCAGCGCCGGTGCGGCGGCCGACTGTTCGATCAACTCGCCGGTGAACGGGTTGAAACGCTCTGCCGGCGCCCGCGTCTGGGTGAAATCGAACATAGCGTCCGGGCGCTCGAGCAGCGCACGGATTTTGTCGTTGTCGATGGAGATGTACTTGGAGCCGCGCCTGAGCACGGCTTTCTTATACATTTCCTCGGTCCAAGTCTTCCACGCTGGGCTATCCGGGGCCTTAGAGGCGGCCCGGACCTTCGCCATTTCCGTTTGCGGCATCTCCTCGAAATGCAGGATGCGCTTCTGGTCGTCGCGAAAGAACACGTACCCCCCGATCACGTCACCACGCGGCTTATTCAAGCCAGGGGAGCGATGAACCAAGCTGTAGGGGTCAGCCATATTTCTTGTGTATTCGTCCATTTCGTAGACAAGATTGCAGGTGATTTCGAAGACGTCACCAAGCTCGCGCATGCGCTTTATGACGCCGAAAACCATCGGCTGATAATTGGCCGTTAAGACGCCGTTGTTCTTGTTGTCTCGGTACGGAAGGATAGCCGCTTCCTTGGAGTCAGGGACAAGGCCGTCGGAGGCGCACTTGGAAATTTCCCGGCGCAGGCTTTCGGGCGTGCACGCGAGGATCTTCGGCTCCTGCATCACGGCGATCATGAAGACCGACTTCAGCCGGTCGAAGCTCTGGCCGTTCTCGCGGAGCAGCGGAGCGATGTCCGGCGCCATGCTGTCCAGGAGATTCCCGGCATCAACGGTTATTAGGCTGCTCATGCTGAAGTCCTCGGTTGTAGGTTGGGAACACCGTGTGATTGAGCCGCAACGGGCCCTTGGAGGGCGGCGTCCACAGGCTATCGGCGCCGTACTTGCCCATGTAGGCGAGATAGGTGTCGAGAGCGGCGTGGACGGCTGTCAGGCCCTCCTTGATCTTCTCGTCGGCGGTGTCGATCGACAGGGTGACGGGGATCATGCCGTTGTCCCGGCGCAGGAACACCCAGATCCAGTCCACCTGATCCGCCGAGAAGAAAGCGTTCAGATATTCCATGTCGACGGGAGCGCGCGTTCCGTCAGGCTGGACGGCATGGTTGAAGGCGTAGCCTGAGGCGAGCATGCCCTTCGCGGCGGCGAAGCCTTCCATATAGCCAGCGGCCTGAAGATCGTAGCACTCGTCGTGCACTTTTCGGAGAGCGGCCTCCTCATCGGAGCCGCCCTTGTAGGAGGTGAACGACTTGAGGTCGACGATCAGGGACTTCGGCCGGGTTGCCGTGGGCGCGAGGGAATAGTCGAACCGCAGCTTGCGCCGGAGGCCGCGTTCGTCGACCCAGAAGACGGACATCTCGGCCGCCCCGTCGATCAAGGTCCCGGCCGTCATGACAGCAGACAGCACCGGGTCCCGCTCCATATTGGACACGGAGTCCTCGATCTCGACGACCTGACGATCGCTCAATTCGGCGTGCTTCGGGTGCTCGAAATGCCACGCGGCAAGGATCTCATCGAAGAACGGCGGGCACTCATCGATCTCCTTGGCCCGGCGCATAAGCTCGGGCTTGTTTCCGGTCAGCTTCTGACCGTGCATCCGCAGGAACTCCTTGATCTGATCGGATGTCGCCAGAGCTTGGGGGAAGTCCTCAGGGCGCGGCAGCTTGGCGTAGCGGCGGTTGAACGCCTCCTCTCCCTCAAGGACGCGGCAGTGAAATGCGCGCCCCCAGACAAGGTGCTCCAGCTCGTTCTCCTTGCGCGGCCGAAGGCGGTCGTACTGCCATTTGCATGGCATCTTCGCGAGCGACTTGATTGACGTGGACCCGAGCGCCGGGTCGGCGTGGTAGATCTCCTCGTCCAGGCCGAGGTGAATGCCGATAGGAAGCGTGGTCATTGTTCTCTCCAGAAAAGCGGGTCAGTCCTCGGAAACGACGCCGTCCTTGATGACGATCGCAGAGGCGCGGGACGACTCGACCGTCTCGATCCAGATCTGCAGGTCGTTCTCCTCCGCATAGCGGGTGATCTCGGCCATCGCTTCGGTGTCCAGCCGCGACCCATCGCGGACACGAACCACGCGCAGCTTCGGGTTCATCGCGCCGGCCACCGCCACAGAAAGCCGCAGCTGCTCCGCGTCGCTGGCCTGTTCGAACGGCTGGCCATTGAGAAGGATCTGATCCTCGGTCAACTCCAGCCCCGGGATGCCCAGGTCGGCAGAGCGGATGGCATCGGCGGCCTCTTTCTTGCGCGCCTCAATGGCGGCCGTCAGCTGGTCGCTCGCTTTCTTCGCCTCGCGGGCCTCGGCCTGCAGGCGCGCCTTCCGCTCCCGCTGCGCCACGTCGAGGTTCACCTGCTCGGACTGCGAGATTTTCTCGCGGATCGCGTCGACATCGACCCGGTCGGGGGCGGCGGGTCGAGCAGCCAAATCGGCTTCCAAGTCCGAAAATCGCTTCCGGTCGCTGGCGATTTCCTCTCGCTTCAGCTCCACGCTCTTGAGGATCGCCTCGACCTCGGCCTCCTTCTCAAGGATGCTCCCCACCAGCCGGGCGAGGAGATCGCGCTTCTGGCGGCCTTCCATGTTCGCCGAGTCGATGCTGGCATTGTGGGCCATAGCGGCATCGAGCTCGTCCATGAGGTCGCTGAGGCTCATGCGTTCGGCAGGCGTGGCCTCCGGGATCATGATCTCATCGGACAGGGTCAAGGCGTCCTTGAGCTTGCGGTTCACCTCGGTGCGCTCGTCATAATCCTGCTTGTTCATGCGCTCCGCCTCGGCGAAGTCGTACCCGCTGACCAGCGAGCGGAAGGCGAGGACCTGCTCGCGCGGCTTCATATCCACGAATGCCAGAGGGTCGAATGTGAACTGGCCGAGGAAGCCCTTCAGCAGCTCGTTCGGGGAGCCGTACTTGGCCCCATCCTGGTTGGCGACCGTAAGGGTGATGGCGACCGACTCATCGTCGCGTCGCGTGAACTTACTTGGTTGACGATGTAATACGCCGACGGTCCGACGCCGGACGTAGTGCCGACCTTCGGCGCCGGCGCGGAGTCGGCGTTCTCCTCGGATCGACTTGTTGGTGTCGAGGGCCCGACCACGATGGCGTCGAGCACCGAACGTTTTGTCCCTCGCTTGTTCTTGCCGGTGATCTCGATCCAGGTTGCCGGCCGGCGTGATTTCCACGACGTTGACGCGCTTGATGTTCTCAGCCTTAAAGCCAAGTATTTTCATGATATTTCCCACTCGCCTGGGGTTGAATGAGAAACACGCTGGATGGCTCGCCCTGCCCGCTTTGATGTTTCTCAATTCATAATGATGCACATAATGATCCCTACCAGCCGGCAGTCAAGCGATAAATCAGCGAGTGGCTGGGAATTTGGGGCGCGGCCGCAGCGCCAACTCGGCGGTTGACGGGGAGGGCGGCGCAGGTGCATACAAAAGGAGAGGCCCCGCATCTCCTGCAAAGAGACCGGGGCCGTGACTGGAAAGATAGCTTGCGGACTGAAAGATCCAGTGCAGGAAATATACATCCTGCCGATTTGATCGACAAGTCTTCTCGAAATCCGACCAGCCACAGCGGCGATCAGGTGCAACTCCTGACCGGAGAGGCCGCAGGCGCGGGGTCGTGAGCCCGAAGGTGCCACCGGAAACGATAGGGATCGGCAAGCCGAAAGGCTGCCGGCTTAGCGAGGCGACCGAGTCGACGGTTCATGCCCGCTGGCACTGACCTCCTCCTCCGGGCTTTTGCCCTGGGGGTAGGGGGGTCTTTGCTTGCTCAGCTTCCCTCCTCTCGGGTTCAATAACCAAAAGACAGGTAGTTATAAGATCTAAGTCGGTTCGCTCTGACTTTGGTGAATGCGTGTCACAACATGGTATCCCAAAAATCTGCGGAATTTATTCAAACTGAGTTGACACCCCGGGATGTACCGAAATAAGCTGCGAACAGCATCGGAGAGGGCGAAATGATTGACCGATTTATGGTCGCCGACGCTTCGCAATTCACGCTGACCGGACCTCAGGTGAAGTTTGTTCGCACGGCTCTTGGCGAGGGGCAGGCGGCGTTCGCGAAGCGGATATGTTCGAACCAGTCCAAGGTTCAGCGGATGGAAAAGGTCGAGCACGCGACGTCGAGCGCGGAAATTCTGCTCGTCTTGATGGTCGCGGAATATTTCCGGATTTTCATCCCTGAGTTGCGCCCGGCGCCAGCCCCGATTGAGGAGGCGGCCCCCAAGCGCCGATGGGCCGGCCGTGGCACGCGACGGAGCCGTCTGCGCGGCAAATCTTAGAGGCGATCATGGCCCGCATCGTTTACCAGTGGACCCCAGAGATCGACGAGATGATCGTCAGGCTCGTGGAGCGCGAGCGCAAGACGTACCAGCACGTCGCGGATCTGCTTGGCATCCACAAGGGCTCCATCGGCCACCGTCTTCGGGTTCTGCGCGGCCGGGAGCCTCAAGAGGAGCCGCCGCCCAGGCGAGAGGCGAGACAGCCCCCACACCTCACGACCTATCACCGCGTTCGACGCGGCTTCCATGTTCCGCCCGAATTAGAGGCGGATTATCACCGGCTGATTGCGGGCGGGGCGAGCATTGCCTCGGTCCGCGAACAGCTCGGTCTGCAGCAGGAGTGAACGATGGCACGGCGCAAGTTGACGGTGGTCCCGAAGGAAGACGATGACCGTCGAAACGACAAGAAGACGGAGCAGGAGATCCACGAGGACCGCGAGTTCTTGCGGGGTCTCCACGAGAGCAAGCTCATCATCTCGGATATGGCCGAGGCCAAGGGCGATCTCGGCGCGCTTTACAAGCGCATGAAGGATCTCGGTTGGTCCAAGAAGGACTTCGAATACGCCCGGTCCCTGGAGAACAAGGACGTCGGGCAGGTGATCCAGGACAAGCTGCGCGAGATCCGCATTGCTCAGCTGCTCGGCCACCCGGTCAGCCGGCAGCTGCGCATGCTGGACAACGACAGCACTCCGGAAGTCGATCGCGCCTTCGAGGCAGGGCAGGCGGCCGCCCGGCTCCGGAAAAACACCACCAACCCCTACGTCCCGGCGACGGCGGAATATGAGCGCTGGGCGGACGGCTACAAGGCCGGAACGGCTTGGATCAACGCCGGGCTGAACGAGGCTGTCAACGGCAGCGCAGCCACTCCGCCCAAGGAAGAAGATGCCAGTGAGGAAGGCACAGACGAAGGGGAGAATAAGGCGAGCCCGGAGGGTGGTTCCGAGAGCGAGGACAATAGCGACTACTGATTGACGGGTCAGCACCTTGCCGGGGGCATCCTGCCTCCGGTCTTTCACGAGAGGACAGAAAAATGTACGGACGATTGGGGCACACCTATAGCGACAAGGTCTCTGGGTTCACCGGCGTCGCGATCAGCCATTGCGTGCACATCACCGGCAGCTCGCAGACGCTGCTTCTGCCCAAGGGCGAGAGCCCCAGCAAGTACACCGAGGCGGTCTGGTTGGATGACGACCGGCTCTGCCTGGAGGGCGTCGAGCGGGTGACGATCAACACCGACTCGGCGAAGCGCTGACATGCGTCTCCTGGCGCATGCTGGACTGACCAACTGGCCGTTCGGCGACCTGACGCCAGGAGGCTTCGACTTCATCATGGTGGACTTTCCGTGGTCCCAACGGATGTATTCCGAGAAGGGACACCGGAAGGGGCCACAGGCTCACTACCGAGTCATGGAGGTCGAGGAGGGTAAGTCGCTGCCCGTCCTCGACCTCGCCGCCCCCAACTGCCTCATGTGGATGTGGGCTATCAACCCCATGTTGAACCGCAGCTTCGAGCTGCTGGAAGCCTGGGGCTTCGAGTTCAAGACGGCGGGCACGTGGCTGAAGATGACGCCGAACGGCAAGGTCGCGTTCGGAACTGGCTACATCCTGCGCGGCAGCAACGAGCCCTACATCATCGGCACGCGCGGCAACCCGAAGACCAGCAGGAGCGTCCGCTCCGGGTTCATGGGGCTCGCCCGGCGCCATTCGGAAAAGCCCGAGGAAGGGTTCGAAGCTGCGGAAAGGCTCATGCCAAAAGCCAATAGGCTGGAGATGTTCAGCCGGACCAACCGCCCAGGCTGGACGTCGTGGGGCGATGAGGTCGGAAAATTCAATGACGAACACGTCGTCGTCGACGAGGCAGAGGTGGTCGAATGCCCCAAGATCCCCAATCTTATTTAGTGATGGACCCAGGCAGAGTCACAGGTTTTGCCTATTGCCTTGCCGGCGGGCATGGCCTGAAGCATGGCACATGGCGGTTCAGCCAGCCGAGCCACGGCGCGGCCTATGCGGAGTTCGTCTCCTTCGTGAGGCGGACGTTGACCAGCCTGCCGGACCCGTTGGTCGCCATGGAGATGATGACGATCGTCAAGCACGGCGAGAAAGATGTCATCGACCCGAACCAGATTGCGTTCTCGGCCGGGTGGCAGGCGATCGTGAAGACGCTGTGCCACACGATGAATCTTCGCGAGCCGGAGATGATTGCAATCTCGACGTGGCGGTCGAAGACGCATGGCAAGATGGGTGTCCCGAAGAACATGAAGGGCCTCTCGCAGGCGGATCGCAGCAAGTGGCTCAAGACCCAGGCGAAGCTCTATTGCGACGCGAACGGGTGGGGCTATGGCGGAGACGACGAGGCCGAGGCCCTGTGCATGCTCGATGCCGTTCGCATAATGCACGAGCCGAGCTATGCTTTCGCTCACGGTCAGTCCCGCGGGCACCAGTCGTCTTTGATTTAGGTTCGCGTATTGGGGTGGGGATATGAAAAAAAGCGTCGAATGGACAGCTGAGCTGGACGAGCAGATCCGGACGCTGTCGATGAAAAAGGGCTGGTCGTTCGCCGAGATCTCGCGACATCTCAGAGAGAAGTTTGGGATCGACTGCTCCAAGAACGCGGTGCTTGGGAGGGCCAGCCGGATTGGGATACGAGCGTCCCTCGCCGGGGCTCCGAAGTCGAAGCACAAAGCCTCTGAGCGGGATAGGGAGCGGACCAAGCTCGAGGCTGAGCGGCTGCAGAAGCGCCTGAATGTTGAGCTCCCGACCAAGATCACCGGCCCCACGCCGGTCCCTGAGTTCGGACCTGCTCCGGACACGGCAATCCGCCTGCTGGATGCGTTGGGGAACCACTGCCGGTTTCCTGTCGAGGGTCGAGGACTATCCCTGCTGGTGTGCGGCGCGCCGCCGAAGGAGGGCAGCAGCTACTGCCCCTCGTGCCACGAGCGCTCCGTGGAGCCGGCGCCATTGCGGGTGCTGCGCCCCGGCCGGGACAATTCTCAGGTGCCGATGGGCGGCAAGCTGAGGAACGCCGCGCCTCGCGACCTGACAGCGATGTTTCGTTGATATGACCACCGACATTCCCTACCAAGAGATCGTCGATCGCCTCAATATGCGGGCCGCCGAGGTGGCCTCCCAGTGCATTCCAAACGGGAAGCGCGAAGGGATCTATTGGCGCGGCGACCTGAACGGAAAAATATCCGTGCACATCAGCGGCGGCCGCGTCGGGACCGTCGGCTTCTGGCAAGGCCAGGGCGGCAACGCAAAAGGCGGAGGCAACCTCGTGGACCTCATAGCCCTCGCGTTCGACTGCCCCAGCCACGGCGTTGCGGTCAAGTTTGCTAAGGAGCGATTCCTCGGCATCGGTCCAGGCGAGCTGAGCGCCGAGGAGAAAGCCCGGTTCGCTCGCCAGCAGGAGGAGAGCCGGCGCCGCGCCGCGCAGCGCGCAGAACAGGATGCGCGGCGCCAAGAGATCAAGGTGCAGACGGTCCGGTCGGTCTGGAGGGAGTCGGTCCCGATCATAGGCACGCCAGCCGAGGAATACCTGAAGTCTAGGGACATCGAGATCAGCGACTTTCCCGAGGGCGAGACGCTTCCGAGCCTGCGCTTCCACCCATCCCTCACATTCGGCGGCGGAACAGACACGCACCCGGCGCTGGTCGCGGGCGTTCAGGATGCCACCCGCCGGCTGGTGGCTCTGTGGCGGATCTTCCTCCAGCCGAACGGGAAGGCTCTCCTCGGACCGAACGGGAAGAAGATCAAGATGGGGTTCGGCCCGTCGTCCGGCGGTGCGGTGCGGCTGGCCCCTGTGGGGCCCGTCCTGCGGGTCGCAGAGGGGATTGAGACGGCCTTGGCTGTGATGCTGCTCACGGGGTGCCGCGTGCCTGTGTGGGCCACGCTGTCCACGTCAGGCATGACCGGGTTCCAGATCCCTGCGGGCGTAAGGAGGATTGAGGTCTACGCGGACGCGGACAGGTTCAGGGAGTCGTCCGATGGCAGGGTGCTTGACCCACCGGGAATGCGTGCAGCTGCTGAGCTGTGCGCCAAGGCGGCGCGAGAGGGGCTTGAGTCCTTCCTCTACCCGTCGCCAGAACCGGATGACTGGCTTGACGTCTATCAGGCGTTCAAGCGGGACAAGACAACGCAGCGCACGGTTGGGTATCTCGATTAGTTTGGGGGCGAAATGTCAAATCAGAACAACAAGATAGAGCAGATTGTGCTGGGCGCGATCCTGCAGGATGAGGCCAATTACTGGGCCATCTCCGACATGGTGTCGATGGACCTTTTCTGCTCGGAAGACCACCAGAAGATCTTCGCTGTGATCCATGAGCTGGCATGCGACGGGCGCGCTATCCGTGTCCAGATCGTTGCGGGCCGCATTGGAAGCCTGAGAGACGGGCAGGAGCCAGAAGCATATCTCAGCATGCTCCTTCACACGGCAGGCAGGGAAGACGCGATCCCGCTATCTGATTACGTGACCGAGATGAGGGACACGGCGACACGGCGCAAGGTCATAGACCTCGCCGAGTCGATCCTCAAGGCGGCCAGGAACGTGAAGCACGATGCGCAGGAAATCTGCGAGCGTGCGACGGAGCGGCTGGCCGACATAGCCCGTTCGGCGACGCTCGAGTACGAGTCCACGGTGTCGAGCACCTTCGCCAAGGTCGCGGAGCAGGCGTCAAAGCCGGCGGGAGGTGGGGCTATCCGCCCGTGCCTGCGCGGGCTGGAAGATATGGTCAGCAGCTTTCCAATGGGCAGCCTTGTGCTGATCGGCGGAGGGCCGGGCTCAGCGAAGACGAGCCTCGCGATGCAGCAGATGCTCTATTCGAGCACGATCCACCCCGCCACATTTTTCCAGCTGGAGATGGAGCCGACGTCGCTTGTGGTGCGGGCGACATCCAAGGAGACCGGGGTGACGATGCGCGACATGATGCGCGGTGTCAGCGAGGAGCAGTACAAGGCGATCCTCAAGGCACAGCAGGACTACGCCGCTCGCCTTCTGCGCTTCGTGTCGCCAGCCAAAATGACCATCCAGCAGATCCGCAACCGGGCCTTTTCGCACAAGAAGAAATATGGCCTGGACATCATGGCCGTCGATCACATCAAGGCTGATAGAGCGCCCGAGCAAGGTTCGCATGGATGCCTTCGAGCGCGCCTATGAGAACGCCCGGGACCTGAAGGCGCTGGCGAAAGATCTCAATTGCGTGGTGCTGGGGCTGTGCCAGTTCACCAAGGCGGCGCGCCAGAAAGAGAACCCAGAGCCGGAGATGGAGGACTTCTACGGCGGGTCTCTGGAGGAGCATGCGGACATCATGCTCGCGAACTTCAACCGCTATGACTGGTATGAGCGGAACCCGCCGTCGAACAGCGGGAAGATGAAGGAAAAAGTGGGACCAAGACAGGCTCCAGCACGTCAACAAGATCGAGGTGCACAAGCTGAAGGACCGCTTCGGCTCGCCGCGCGACCGCCGCATATTCGACTGGGACGGAAAGGCCACACGTTTTATGGATCGCGGGTTGGTGAGTGCCGACCTGTTCGGGAGCGAGCTATGAACGAATACAACGCATTCGCGAAGAAATCATTCTTCGGCTACCACGCCTATGTGAGGTTCCCCAAGCACGGGTCGGCCCAGGTTCTGACCAAGAAGGGTGGCGGAGCCGAGGTGTATGAGTGCGAGGTGACCGCTCTACGGGCGGCCCTTGATCATCTTCTCAAATATATCAACGGAAACTTGGTCCGCGACGGGGTAATAATGGACGCGATCGAGGCGGCTGAGTCGAAGTTCAAGCCGGAGATCCGGGGTAGCAAGGGGAGGGTGAAGTATGCCGGGAAAGCGGGGCGCTCGCGCCGGCCATAGGGACGCAACGATCTATATCGTGTGGGTCCTCTGGCTCATCGGCTTCAGTGAAAACTCAATCGCGAAGGTGCTCACCTTGCGCAAGAAGCAAGTCGCCGGTCTGGTCGGCAGATCTCCATACACCAATCGGTCTGAGATGGGTGATCCGGAGCGCGAGGCAGCGTTGAAGGCGCTGCTGTCGGCGCGGATCGACGAGGACGGGCGGCCACTCGATGGCGGGATCTTGGACCGCATCCCCATGAAGATCATCCCGCTCAGGCGAACGCAGAGGAGGGGCTGAGGTGGCAACTGGCCAGTCAATTCTGGACCGCATGAAGCGGAGCGAGTGGAGCGGGGCGCTGCCGATGATTGCCTTCTATGGGCAGGAACCGGATCGGGAGCTGGAGCGCAACGTCATGTACCAGCACATCGAGCACGTGTTCGGCGATCGGGTGATCCCGGCGCGCCGCCCGCTCAAATACATGGACTTCGTCGTCGACTCCCACTCCAGCCCACTTGAATATCTGGTCTGGCGCGGCGAGCTGGAGACCGGAGAGGATGAGATCGGAATGGCCGGCGTCAGGTTCCACACAGCGCTTCGACTGCGGGATCTGTGCGAAGGGTCGCAGGTGAACGGCATGAAAAGCCCGTCCTATGAGGGCATGCCGGGCGGCGGCGGCGGGGTGAATGACATCACGGCCTATCAGCTCGACTGCGCCAGGATGCTAGCCTCGGCCCGGTCGGCCATGTCGAAACCGTGGATCTTCCCGCTCTTGGAGATGGTGATCGTGCAAGACCAATGGTTTGATCTCGGCGAACAGAAGGCGGCGATGGCGCGGCGCAGGCGAGAGCAAACGGTGGTTGCCATCCGATATGGGCTGGACTTGGCCGCTGCAGCGTTTGGATCTCTGTTCCCGCAAGCGGTTACGCGCCGGTGGAAGGAGGCACCTGTGATGCCAGTGTGCCTCCTCGGTCACCACCACGGGAGGATGGCGGACCTATCCCGCCGTTGACTCTTTGGTGATCGCGCGAGCCAGCTCGAGGCACGCGACGTTGAGGCTCAAGAGCCGCAGCAGCAGGTTGACGGAGTGCGGGATGTCCTGCTCTCCGTCGATCCATTTCACCACCCTAGCCTGGGGCACGCCGATGATCTCCGCGGCCTCCTCCGTGTCGAGCATGAGGTGGGCGAGCAGGGCCGCCATCTCGGCGCCGGTCATGCGGACATAGCCGCAATTCTTGCGGGTGTCGCTGATGCGCCGGCGGTACGCTTCGAGGACGGCGTCTCGGGCAGCCCCTTCTGCGCACTTCCGGTCCATGTGCATGACGGGGTCGCCAGTGTCGGGGTCGGACACGATGACCGGAAGCATCCCGGGCAGCGCATATTCGGACAGGAAGCCGGGTCCGTGAGGGATGGCGATCGCGATAAGCTGTGCTGCAGGCTGGTATTTCATGTCACGTCCGCTCCTTCAGCGCCATTGGATGCGAGATCCGTCCTTGCAGACTCGCAAGATCACGGTGTTCACATAGGTGCCGGTCTCTGCGAACGAGCCCGGCGGCAGGTCGGTCCAATCTGCGTTCATCTTCTCCATCAAGTTGCGAAAGGCAATCGACTTCCTGGTCTCCCGGAACTCGACGCCGGCCGACATGATCGACACCAGGATGCCGGAGGGCTTGAGGAAGTTGAGGGCGTGAACGACGTGGTCGATGTCGCGCTCCCGGTCGAACGGAGGGTTCATGACGACCCGGTCATACAGCCTGTTCGGGTTGGGTTTGATCGCGTGGAAATCTGCACAGGTGACGCGGTTGTAGAGGCCGTCGTCGCGGAGGGCGGCGGCGAGCGCCGGCTGGATCTCGATGCAGTCCACTAGATTATCCCAGCGGTATAGGGCTCGGTATCGCTCAGGTTCGTAACCCCATTCGGACGCTTCAAATTTCGGGGCGCAGAGGCGGGCGAGATTGCCGGTGCCAGCGGATGGCTCGAGGACTCGCAGCTGCTCGCTCTCGGCGGAGACGCGGACGCGGGCTTTCTCGATCACCGCCTTCGCGGCAGCATCGGGCGTGGGAAAGAACCCGTAGCGGCGAGCCGGGGTCAGCTTCTTGTCCTGCAGCGGGTCGGCCTCCTTCGTCATCCCGTCGCCGATCACCTCACCGTAGTGGTCCGCCAGGATCTTGTTCACCTTCTCGACCAGATCCTTGTTCGTGAACCAGAGGTGCGCATTGCCGTTCTTGAAGATGCGGACCTTGAAATAATCGCCCTCGTGCTCGCTTTGGCGAGTGCTCCAGTTTGAGCCGCGCTGCTTCTTCACGACATCAACGATGCTGCCGTAGCTCTCGCGCGGGTCCTTCCCGTCGATGATGAGAAAGGTGCGCTCGACGTCGCGCAGCGTGTCGCTCCGGCCTCCGTGGGACTCGAACATCCCGTAGCTGTTGATCAGGCCGTTGATGATAATCCGAGAGCCAATCTTGAACCCGTCGTGCGAGCGGAAGCGGCGGTCCAGCTTGGAGAAGACGTTCACGATCCCGCGCCTGAAGATCAGCTCAGCGTCGGCCCGGAACCGCTCAAGGGTGGCGATGATGTTCTCGACGGAGACGGGAGGAAGCGAGCGGTCCATCTCCTCCTGATTGATGAGCTGGCCGGCGCTGTTCGTGCGCTCGGGCACATAGCGCATCTGCTGCCGCAGCTCCTCCTTGGCCTGAGAGTCCATCAAAGCCTCGATCCCCGCCATGTGGATCACATAGGCCCATATGGTCGTGTCGATCAGGCGCCGCGCGGTCCGGCGATATTCCTCGCGGTTCGGAATTTTGACCGCGCTGAGGAAATTCTTGATCTCCTCGGCCGAGCTCGACCACTCTCCCATGCGGCCGGGACTTGCGGCCACCCACTCGGCGCGAGCCCGGCTGACGGCGGCGTCGGCCTCTTGGATCTTGTCGAATGCGATGTCGTAGAGGCGCAGCGCCTCGTCTCGAGATGCGCAGATCTGCTCGATGGTCTTGCGCGGGACGACGGCGTTCATATGGATCTCCGTAGGGTCTCATGATTGAGGGGTGGTGGGAGGCGCGCCCGGCGCCCCCCCTTTCATGCGTCAGTCGGGGCGGAACGGCATGAGCACGAATGTGGATGCGTCGTCTGCCCCGTCGCCGATGAACACGGGGGTGTGCGGGTCACCCATCTCGATCATGGCGCCGCCGTCGATCTGGCCCAGGACCATAAGGAAATCGTCGGCGTTGAGCGGAACCTCGGCCGTGAACTTGCTGGTGACAGGGATCGTCACCGAGGCGGTGCCGAAGGTCAGCTTTGTGCACGAGATCGAAAGGGAGTTGGGCGTGAAGCGGAACGTGGTTCTGGCCTCGCCCTTCCCCAGGATAGAGCTGGCCTGCTTGATGGCTTCGGCGAGGTCATGCTTGGGAACGCCGACCTTGTGCCCGAGGGTGTTTCCGGAGATGGCCCTCACATAGTCGGGGTACGACCCGTCGATCGCGCGGATCTCCAGCATCTCATCCTCGCCAATCAGCAGAGATATCCCGTCCTTCGTGACGGACACCATCGTGTCGGCGGGGCAGTTCTTGCGGCCGAGCAGCCGCAGAGCTTCGGTCACTGCAGCCCGAGGAACGATCACCCCAGCATCCGGGATGCTGCCAGCACCGCTCGGAAGCGGAACCTTGTAGCGAGCGAGCATGTGGCCGTCGGTGGCGACGAACGTCAGCTTGTCATCCGTGACGTGCATGAAGACGCCATTCAGGTAGTAGCGGGACAGCTCATCCGATACGGCGATGTTGGTCTTCATGAGAGCCTTCGCCAGCAGCGAGCTCTTGATGATGAACTGCGCATCTGGTGCCGTGAGGGCGGTGCGGAATTCCACCTCCTCCCCGAAAAAGGAGGCGTCATTGCGGGGATCAATCGTCAGGCTCAGCCCACCGATGCTGATCTTCAGAGGGCCGTCCCCATCCCTCTCCAGGCTCACGTGCTCAGCGGTCTTCGCCTTGTCGATGACAGCCTTGAGCCGGTGCGCATCGACGGCAACCTCGAACCCATCCGTGGAAACCCCTCGGACCATCGTGGTTGTGTAGGTGTCCAGGTCGGTGGCGATGATCTGGGCGCCGCCGTGGGCCGATCTGATCAGCAGGGAGTCGGTGGTCGTTGCGGCTTTCTTCGTAGCGATCTTGCAGGCGTTGTCGACGGCCTTCTTGAAGCGGTCGTAATCCAAGCATGCCGTAAGGCTGGTGTCGGGTTCGATCGATGCGACTGCTGCGGTCATGTCAGGTCTCCTGGGTGCTTAGTTGCGATGCGACGGAGTGCCCGGACAATCGCGTTGCCGGTCTCCATGCACGAGGTGGGGATGATTTCGGGCAGGGCCCTGAGCCCGCCGGTGTTGACCTTGTAGCGACCGCCCAGGCCGCTCAAGAAGATCTTCTTGCGGATGGCCTCCTTGGAGACAGGCGTCTCGGTCGGGTCGCTCTGTGCGATCAATTTCAGGATGCCCCGGCTGAAGTCCCAGTCGGTCATTGCTTTCGTCTCGGGGTCCAGCACACGGATGAACCGCCGGGGGTAGCGTGGCGCGCCGGGTATGCGCTTGGCGTTCTCGGTCAGGTAGCTGGCCTTGACCTTGTGGCGCCGGCCATAGAGCTTGGCGTGGCGCATGCGAGCTCGGTCGAGGATGGGTTCGAAGTGGACCATGTCACCTCACACGCTGATGTTGATGCACTCGCCGAAGGGCGGGGACAGGGACGAGAAGTCCTTCGTGCGGCCGTAGACACCCCACATCACCGGCATTTCGGGCTCATCGCCGAAGCGGCTGACGTGCATATCGGTCAGATAGATGCAGGCCCGGGCGTCCTGGTGCTTTTCGCGGATCAGCCGGAAGGTGTCGCGAAAGTCTGTGCCGCCGCCGCCCACCGGCTTGATGACGATCGGGTCGCCGTTCTCAAAATCGTCGGTCCGGTGCACCTTGGCGTCGGCATAGATCACGCTGATCTTGTCAACACCGCCCTCCTGGTAGGCACCATTCACCTCGGCCGCGAAGTCGCTGAGGATCTTGCCGTCGATCGACCCGGATGTGTCGACGGCGATCACGATCTTGCTGACGCCCACGCTGACCGAGCCAGGGGTGATGTATCCGTGCGCCAGCATGCGGCGGTTGGGCCGGCTCCAGGCGAAGTCGCGAATGGAGGACTCGTCGATGAAGCGCCGGAGCACGACGCGCCAGTCGACGCGAGGCGCGAGGATCTGATCGAGCAGCCGTTGCATGCCGGCGGGCAGCTTGCCGGCAGCGGCTGCGCGGGCGGCCATCGCGGCCTGCCGGACAGTGGTCTGCATCTCGGCGCTCAGGGCCGACTTGGCAGGCTCATCGTGCTGCGAGCAGCCGTCCATCGTCCCGCCGCACCCGCCGGGGTCGTCACCAGCACCACCACCAGCACCACCACCACCCTCACCCTGACTTTCCAGAAGGCGGTAGATCTCCTCCGCACCAAGGCCGGTGAAGGCGGGGTCGATCAGGCCGGCCTTGGGCATCTTGCCGACGCTGCATGCAGAGAGCTCGCCGTTGATGGCATAGTCGCCCGCCATATTCCACCGCTTGGGGTCTCGGCTGCCGCGTCGGATGTGGTGCTCCAGCGCATTGTGCATGACCTCGTGGGCCAGGACGAAGACGAGTTCATCCTTGGTCAGCGAGCCGACGAACTTGCTGTTGTAAAATAGGGTCCGCCCGTCGGTCGCCATGGTGCGGATCGCGGGGTCGTCGGTCGCATCGACCTTATTGAGGTGCGTCAGAAGCACACCAAAGAAGGGATTTGAGAGAAGGAGTTGAAATTGGGCTCGAAGGATCAGGTTTTCCGTGTTCATTGTCGGCTCCTTAATATTTTATGTTCAACAATAGCAGCTACATCCTTATCTGTGAGCATTGAGGAAAGGATTCTGGTGCTCTCCTCGTCCAGAAAGATGCGGGTGGATTGCTTCGCAGGGATGACGACGCTTTCGTCATGCAAACCACCCATAGGGGAAAATGTAATTGATCTTGGCACAATGAAGTCTGATGTAAACGAATAAAATTCTGAGCTTTGAAAATGGTACTCAAGATAAAAGAGAGTTACCGACAAATGACCAGGGTTCGAGAATGTCCAGATAATGCTGTCTATCTTTACCACGAACCCGGGGTTCAACCTTAGATTTGCGTAGCGATGAATGGCTTGGTCCGTCATATATTGGCTCCTACTTCATTCGAGCTATTTGCGCGGCGGCGATTATAGCGTAGTCCTCCGGCCGAAGCTCCCGAACTAGAAGGTCGGTCATTTCCTTATCAAGTTCTTCCATCCGGGTGAACACTCCGGTCTGTTTGCCGTAGACTATCGTCATGATCTCCGGATTTAACATTCCAATCCATAGTCTGTTTTCGGCGGCAGAATATAGAGAGAACTCAGTCTTCGAAAGGTGGAACCTTAATGATAGATAAACATCTATCCCGATAGAATATGGAGGCTTATATATCCACTCTATGACGTCTGGATAGGTCGAGATACGGATCAGTTTCGTGCTCATTTCAGCCTCACAACCTACTGCTAAGTATCCTCTCCATCGCGATTGTGGCGACGTCACTTTCAGTAAGCATCGATATAAGCGCGGGCTTAATAGGGTCAGCCGCTGAAGATAAATTTCTACATGCCCACCGCTGATGAACCGCAGACGCTATTCGAACGACGTCAGACGACTGGAAAGCCAGGAACTCAAGCGAATTAAGATTGTAGTTTAGTAGGAAGTATCTACCGCCAAGTTCCGGATCGTAGTTGACAAATATCCACTGAAGATTGTTGTCGGATTTTTGGTACTCACGCAGTAATACGTTCGACCTGATCGCATCTATATCCACGTCACGCCCCTCCCGCGCAGGATTGCTATGGCTGAGATGTCCGCATATTGCCTTGGGGACAGCATCTTCTGGAGTGCCTTCGAAAGGCTTCCCTTAGGCAGGTCTGAACGCAGCACTGAAATTGGGCGGTACAGGTTGGCAAGTTCTCCCCAGTTGCTTTCCTCCCATCTGTGTGTGGCCGGTATGGTCAGGTGGAACTTTCGCGTGCTTGGTCTGAAGTTCAGAACCCGCCGAAAGATTTCACCGGAGGCTGTGCCCCCGATAAAATGCCATTTGCAAAGCTCGACCTGAAGGTTCGGGTGGCAGCCGGTGAGGCTGATCTCATACTTCACCGGCCCCGCAACCCAATGGACCTTATCCAATGGTCACGTCCTTATTTCGGACGGCCCACCGCGTGAAGGTCTCGGTGTGGGCAAGATCCGACGAGCGCCCAACGGCGTCCATCGCGAACAGGATCTCGAACTCGCGCGGCAGCCGGCACATATATGTCATGCCGTTTTCGAACGAGGCGCTGTCAACCTTGCGAGCAAGGCCAGTGGCGACGGCGAAGCGGGCGGCTGGCTCGGTCGGGATCGGCGAGCCCGCCGGGTCTGCGAGGATCAGATCAAGAGACGGCAGGCTGCGATAGATCCGGATGAACCCTTCGAGCTCGGCGGCCGCGCCATCACCAACGAGGCCGGACAGAAGGCCGAGCCGGCGAGAGGCGGGCCGGTCCAGATATTTGCTGGCCTGCTCCCACGAGCGCGGCGTGGGGAAGGCGGCGTCCTCGTTGTCGGGCATGTTGTGGATGAGGCCCGGCCGGAAGCGGAGGAAGGCGATCAGGATCGGGTCGACGTTGATGCTGTTGAAATATTGGATGTGCACGTTGGCGTGGTCGCCGGAGGTGTCCGGCTCGATCGGGATGTGAGCGAAGCGGTTCGCCATGGCTTTCGGCATGCGCTGCGCCGAGGATCGGTCGCTCTGGCGATTGCCGGCGGCGACGATGCGCCAGCCAGGGGGGACGGTGTATTCGCCGACCTTCCGGTCGAGCACGAGGCCATACATCGCAGCCATCATTGACGGCGGCGCGGCGTTCAGCTCATCGAGGAACAGGATGCCTTCGGCCCCATCGCGGCCGACCTGAGGGAACTCGTCCGGAACCTTCCACTTCGTGGTGGCCTCAGACAGGTCAGGGAGGCCCATAAGGGCGACGGGGTCACGAGTGGAGGCACGGAAGTCGATCACCTTCCAGCCGCGCTCTGCGGCGATCTGCTTGACGATCGACGACTTGCCGACGCCCGGCGCGCTGGTCATGAAGGCAGGGGTGTCCCCGTCCAGATAGTCGACGAGGTTGAGGGCGGCTTCCTTGAGGTTCATTGCTGTCTCCGTTGGTTCAAAGCGGGATGGGGTGGGCGTGTGAGGCGATCTTCAGGTAGGCGGAAACGGGGACTGAGGCCGTGAGCGGTGGCAGCCCCCTTCCTTCGGCGCGATCCACCTTGTCCACGAGCGAGCGCAGCTCGCCCTCAATGCCTTGGGGGTCTGCTGTCAGGATCTCCCGAAGCTCTTTAATGTATACGACAGGGTCAAACCCTACGGTTTTGGCGCGAAACACTCCCAATTTCCCGCCGATGTGGCAGATCGTCTTGGTGCCGGAGTCAAATCCTTCACCCTTCTCAAAGAATGTTGAGCACCAGAGCATCGGATTATTCTCGATGGCGCCATCGATCTTCGAAAAGGTGCCGTTATTCACTTCATAGGCGTGGAGATCCAGCCAGTTGTCCTCCTCGACGGCGCAACACGCCATCGCATAAACCTCCTGCTTCGATGAGGCCGGCCGCTCGCTGTTCTGACATGAGACGCCATCTGCGATGATGGCGGCAACCAGCACGTCCAGCTCCTTGATGGTCTCGATATGGCCGCCGATCCGGACGGAGGCGTAGACACGATCGCCCATATCAGCCCCCCAAATCCATGGTCGGAGGAACGATCTGGAGCCAAGCACGCACGGCATCTGATATCGTCAGGGGCGGCATGGCATTCACCTTTTTAATAACATCCAGCTGTGCCTTGATGTATTCCAGAAGGGCGCTATCGCTCACCTCCCGTATGCCTAGCATCGGCTGAACGATAAGGCAGTAGTCACCGGAATGCCGTTGAATAGCATAATCCTTACCGTCGACATCTATTAAGTAGTCGCCGGCATCGAACTCAGCTCCGCTTGAGAAATTAGTCGAGCACATTAGCCCGTCGATGTCTTTGACGCACAGATCAATGTGTGGGAACACGCCGGAAGCAACGTCCTCACCTGACATTTGGGCTGGACACCCCGTCGCAGAGGCATACAAAAGCATTGCGACAATGTCTTCTTTGTCGAGGTATCCCTCCTTGTGAATTGCGACGAGCAAACTCTCAGCGTCTTTCGTGTTGTCCAGATTTCCGCCGATTGATATCTCTGCGAAAACGCGGTCGCTCATTGAACCCTCCTAAGCTCCAACGAGACACACAAAGTCGACGTTGGCCGGATTGATGAAGACGGCGCCTCTGTCCAGGCTATCCGTCCCCGGGTATGTCAGCCGAAGGATGTACCCTTCATCTGTGCTGCTCGGGTATCCATCAACAGTGATGCTCACCCCAGAGCTCATCCGAACCAGAAGGCGGTAGGAGTGCATCTTTCGCGCCACGGCGTGGGCCATGGCTGCATGTATCGGGTCCATATATCCCTCCATGTTGCGCCGATCACCCACGGCTGTGAAGTATCCTTGCCGCAGCTATAGCCGCAACCTGATCGGGCGGCAGTAGTGCGATGAGCTGCGGGCACAGGTCATTTGAAAAATTCACGTCATATCCGCATGTGGTGATTAGCCAGTAGTTACTATCCGGATAATACTCAAGGTATATTTCGCCGATCACTCTTGAAGCAAGGTTCGCCTCCTGCACAAACACCCAAAACAAACCAGAGCTAAAAGGCTCCATGCTGCGCGAGCCAATATAGCAAAGGTCATCCGGAAGATTGTTTGTTGTCCGCCTGAGCTTGACAGGGTTCTTTGTTATCTTGCCCCACCCTTCGCTCGTCTTAGGGGCGCTCATGCCAGCATGCCGGACATGCTGTCGAGGATCGCCTTGGCCTCGGCTGCCACGTCGCGGCGGATAGCGGCGTTGTCCCGCAGAACATCGGCGTCGTGCTGGACGAGCGGCTGCAGCTTGTCAGCCATAGCCGAGAGCGCCGGGTCGCCGGTGATATTGAGCGCCGGCAGGATGTCGATCATGTCGCGGACGTTGCCGACCAGCGAGTCCCGGAACACGCCCTCGGACCGATCGCCCTTCTTGGCGGCAGGCTTGTAGGCGTTGAGCCGGTCGACCATGCGCCCCACCACATCGGCGATGCGGGCATAGACATCCTTGACCGCAGCAGCCGTGGCCTCGGCCACCTGCCGCTCAATGTCGGCGCGGATCATGCGCGCCTGGGCCTCGCTCATGTCGACACGGAAGTCGTCGGCGGCGGGGACGGGCAGAACGCGGCACTCGATCGAGAACTTGGTGCGCAGCACCTCGGGGGTCGGGTAGTCCGAGTCCTTGAACATGCCGTTCAGCCGGACCTTCGCGTCCAGCACATGGCTGTGGTAGGAGGCGATGAAATCGTCGACGGCGGTTTCGAACTTGCGGACCTGACCGGCCACCCAGGACATATGGGCCAAGTAGGCGTCGGCGGCCATGATGCGGGCGCCGCCGTCCATCCACGGCAGGGTGCGCTTGGCGAAGTCGGTTCGGGTTTCGCCGACGATCGACACGATGCCGGCCAGCGCTTCCTTGGGCAGCAGCAGCTTGTTGAAGCGGCCGGCGTCGGATGCGGCGTTGTGCTGCAGGTTCACCTCGTCGGTGATCTCGCGGTCCAGGCGCCGGCCGGACCACTGCGAGATGGAGAGCGAGACGATCATCGCGCGGGAGGAGAGGGTGGAGTTGGTCATGTCTGGTATCCTTGGGGTGAGGGTTCAGATGGCGGCTTCGCTGTGCTCAGCCATGAGCTCAGCGGTCTGGGTCCAGGCCGGGTCGTCATAGCCGGGCAGCTGGACGTCGCCGGAGTCGACGATCCCCAGTGCGGCGTCAATGTCGCTGGCCTCGACGGTGATCGTCGCGGTGCGCTCGGTGCGGAACACCTGAAACACATTGATCTTGAAGGACGGCATGTCGGGCTCCTTTGGTTAGGCGTAGTGCCCGTCTTCCGTGAAGCTGTATTGGTCATCTGACAGCACCTCGGCGAGGTGTTTGTCCGACGTCAGGTATTCGTAGTCATCCCTGAGCTGTTCATTAAGCCAATCTGCGAGGCGGCGGAATATGTCGGAAGCGGATTGCTCAAGCGTTTCGGGTTCGATCCCGCTATCCTTAAGCAACGCTTCCCAGATCATCATCTGAAGTGGGATGTGGTGGTCAATGTCGTCAGGGACAGGGACTTCAACGTCAATTCTCATGCTGTGGCATGACGTATAGATCCCATGGAACAGGCGGATGTTGGTAGAAGGTGCAAGCGCATTGCACCGCTCCGAAATGAGCATCAGATCGAGGGCTATCTCGTGCAGATCTGCGTCAAGCGGGGCGTGCTCCAGAAGGTCAGACAGGGAGTCGATCGGCGACTTCACGGGGTTCCAAACACCAGAGAAAGAGGCTCCGGCTCCCTGGCTATAGAACCACGAAAAATAGATATCAGGTGAGATTAAGGGGCGATTTGAATTTTTTCCTTCTTTCCGCTTGTTGATATCAAGCCCCATCATCGCGGCGATACTGACGAAGTCTTCGTAGACGCATTCCCACCACTCCCCCTCAACTGAGATCTCGCGGTTGGCGTTGCAGGCAGTCTTTTTGGCCTTATCGGAAAGATTCTCGAATGGGATGCCGCTCATAGGAGCCGCGGGCTTGGGGCGGGGCATGTCTCCTCCCTAAATCTGCTGGGCGGCGAGCCTGTCAGCCGCATCATGGTGATGTCGGCGATGTCGCCAGGGGTGAGCAGCGAAAGAGCCGCCGCATAGAACGAGCCGGCAGTTCCCGCATCCGGAAGGCGCGAGTCGAAGTCGGCGGTTGGAAATTCGAGGATGTTTCTGGGGACGCGATACGCCTCGAAGTTGGACGCTCGCGGCGGCACGCGGCCATCATAAAAATACGGCCGATACCGCAGTGAGCCAATGTGCGAGCTGCTTTGAAAGCGCAACTCATACCGGCGGGCGTCATGGTAAATGTCGAGAGAGCAGAACCAGAACTTGAGGCGGGAGTTCACGATCTGCCTGGCATATGGACCTGCAACCCTTCCGGTTTTGTGCATGGGGCGCTCCCATATTGGGTTAGGTGGACCAGCAGGAGAACCCCCGGGAGCCGTCGCGCTTCGATATGGTCGATGACCACCGGCAGCTGAAGACAGGCCCGCCATCTCCATCTGGCACGATGAGGAACTTCTCTCCCATGTCTCGCGCCACAATGCGCACCCGGCCTCGCTGGATTGGCAAAACCTGGGCGAGCACGCGGTGGATGGCGCGCAGTTTCCGCGTGTCGGTTTCGGCAGTAGCCCACGCCTTGAAGCGCCGACGTGGGTAGCCCCCATCATAGTGAGAAGTGAGGTGCCACGCGCCATGGAAGGCCGCTTGCACTTCTGGAGGAAGTAGGGCCGAACCTACGGGGTCATATGGTGCCCAGAAGATGGACCACTCCACACCAGGGAAGGCAGGCAAAAGGTTAATCCACTTGTCCCGCCCCAGCCTCCCCTTAAAGTCCATGGGCAGGCCATATTCGATCATCTCGATGTCCTTGGCGTCGAAGCGCTCCAGTTCCGGCCGGCGGCGGGACACCAGCTTTCCGGTGAAGTCGGGGAGGCGAAGTGATCCGGGCCAAGTCCGAGCCCGCCCAGGATCTCCCGGCAAGAAGCATCCTTGTTCGTTCACTTGGATGCACATAGGGTGCCCCCAGCGGCGCTCGGCAGTCGATGTGATCAGGACGCAGACGGGTTTGCCGCGATAGGTCTTGCGCTTCAGCTCGAACACGCGGCCCGCGGCGATTTGGGCGCGCCAGCCGCGCGCCGGGCGTGAGTCAGCCATGATGGCATCCTTGGGTTTGGTGAGGGTGCTGCTATGCTCGAACCTCGAGCCCCCACAGGCGGCCCAGGTGCTCGCCTATGGCGATCGCCTCATCCTGATCGCCGGCAGGTCCGTCGGTGATGCACTGGCAGCCGCCGCCCCGGAGATGACCAAAGACCGACCACAGGTCAGCTTGGTCGTCGTCGCATGCGTCAAAGCACGCCTCCTCTCCATCTCCTGAGACATGGCAGACCCCGCGCACCTCGAGCCAGTTCCAAGCGGCGATCTCGTCGGGAGCGGGGGAGGTGCCGCCTGTCCAGCAGTTGAACAGTTCAGCAGCGGTGAATTGGCGCTGAGTCTCATCCATCGGACGCCCCTCCGGCGGCCTCGACGGACAGGCGGCAATACGCCTTGTCGCCGACGATGATCGCGGCGTGAAGGTCGCGCCCATCGGGCACGCTGGTCTGCGCTTCCAGTGTCAGCGCGTGGTCACCCCACCTGTCCCAGCCGGTTGCGGTTCTGGCAGCCTCGAAAGTCTCGATGCTGTCGAACGCAACCGTGATGGTGAAGCGCCACTCGACCGAGACCACGCCGTGCAGGCGCAGGGCCTCGACGTCCATGTCGCCGGCGATCCTGTCTTGCTCCTCCTCGGAGATGCCGGGCGGGTAGGGGAACGGGTAGCCGTCCCCAAGGACAAGGTCAGCCATCGCTCGTTTCTCCTTTCACGCGGGTGGCAGGATCAGGCGTTGGTTCGTCAGCTGTGATGCCCATGGCCATGGCTGCCGCCTCGCGGGCTTTCTGCATGGCGGCGTCGAAAGCATCCCAGTCGACAGACTCGCCGCGAGCCGCCTCGCTGCTCTCACGGCGGTCCCACTCAATAAGCCCGAGCAGAGCCGTCAGCATATTTGGGCCGGCGCCAATGAGAAGCGCGCGAGCCTGGACGTCGGAGAGAGAGTAGCCCGGGCCCCCTCCCGGGAAGGCGACAACGGTCCACCCGTTGGCGTCGTTCACGATGGTGTTTTCCCACCCTTGGACCCGCCAAGGGCCGGCGATCGGATCATGCTTCTCAGGCATCTTTCAGCGCCTTCAGGTTGGAGATTAGGACGCGCGCCGCCGCAGCAGCGGCAGCCAGTTCAGCCTTGCAGTGCAGCAGGCCGAGAACGTCACCCATGACGTTTTCCCTGCGCTCTGCCATCGTCGCCAGCCGTTCGAGTGAGGCCAGAAGATCCGGCGCAGCGGTCGCCATCTGCGCCAGATAGCGGCATTCTTCCGAGGTGTCCCACGTGGTCAGCAGGGTGTCGCCGTGCTCGTCGACGATGGCCAAGCGCCGGCCATGCGACGCTTGGTGAGGTTGTACAGTGAGTTTCATGCCCTGGTCATCCATGGGTGGTCCCATTGCGCTTCGGAGATGGCGTCCAGGATCTGCTCCACGGACGCTGCAACTCGTCGGGTAGACCCGTCGAGGGTGGTGACGTCGCATCCGATCCACTCTTTTTCGGCGTTCCACACGGGGCGCACGACAGATATGTGGGTTGCTCGGATGAAGTGATCCCTATTCATTGGGGTGGCATCTTGGAGGGCGACGAAGCCGCCGGTCATCGAACGCGCGAGCGGTTCAGACATCGGCCAGTCCCTCCGCTTTGGCGATGGCGTCGCGCGCATCAGCGGCGATGCCCTCAAGCCACGCCGCGGTTTCCTCCTCGGTATACGGTTCCCAGGTGGGCGGCTCGCCGTCCTCTGTCTCGGGTGGATCTTCTTCGCGGGTCTCGCCGTCGATCGCGGTCCCCGAGCTGTCCAGCCAGCGGCCCGAGATCGAGGCGCCGGCTAGGACGTCTTTCGCGAGGGCCAGCAGATCATCATGCGCCGCGAGAGCGCTCCGCACCTCCTCCGCGAAGGCGCGATCCTTGTCAGTGGCACCTTCTCCGGGGCCAAGTTCGCCCACCACGGCAAGGATAAGTTCCTCGTCGCGGAAGATGGTGATGGGGCAGATTTCGGTGAATTGCATGTCTTCTTCGACGGTGAAGGTGGCCTTGCTCATGCCTCTGCCACCGCGACGGGGGGTGAAAGGTGCCGTGGTCTGCTGTGTCAGGTTGAGGCCCTCGGCGACCTTTATCGCGCGGAACGCGAGCTCGATCTCAGTCTTCTCGGTCTCGCTGAGGTCGTCCTGCTGTGACATTCGGTTGGTCATGGCTTTCAGCCAATGCAGCGAGTCGTACACAGCATCTCTCGCGGCTCGAACCTCCTGATAATCCTGCTTGGTGCGGTCGTCCGGGTCATCCCGGGCCCGGTCATGAAAGTGCTCGACCAGCCATTGCATAGTCTTAAGCGGAGGAAAGATTTCAGACATTGGCGCGGCCCTCCATGGGGGCAGAGATGATGGCGGCTTCCAGCGCGTCGAGCTGCCCCAGTTCGTCGGCATCATAGTGCTCGGGGCTTTCGGCCACGATCGCGCGGCAAGAGGCGAGATAATCGATGCAGGTGCGCCGATGCGCCTCGGATTGGACGTGGAACCGCTCGTTGAAGCCATACATGCAGGCGCCAGGGTCGCCAGAGGTCATGTATGAGCCCCACGAGGCGGCATAGAGCCATGCGTCCTCGGGGGCGAGCGGGGCGCGGCTCACTGCTGCACCTCAACCGAGCCGCCGCCAATGGCGAGGATCTTTGCGGTTTTCACCGCGCGGGTGAACCTGTGATAGGTGTTGATCTCCTCGACCGCACCATGGGGCGAGACGACGGAAAGCGCCCAGCGGGTGCGCCGGGCGCGCTTCACGGGATGAACCCGGAAAAGATAGGTGATGGTCACGAAAATCTCCTGTGTCGCATGGTTGCGGGAGTGGGCAGGCGCCCGCTGCTGCCCATGGTGAGCATGGGCAGGGGCTGGCGTCGTCAGGCGGCTTTGATCTGTGCCGCCCAGGCAGCGGACTCGGTATTGCGCGCGGCGGCGCGGGCATCGTGAAGGCGGCGAAGTTCGGACCCAGGTTCGCCCTTGCCGCGCGGCAGGTATCGGGCTTGGCAGGCGTCGGCGCCGAACACGCGCTCAACCTCGGCAGTGTAGGCTTTTTCGGCGGCGAACGAGGCGGCCACCAGATCGATGAGGCGCATGGGGATCTCCGGATGGGGGCGTGCGCGCCCCTTTGTCAGGGCGGGAAGGGCGCGCACTATGAACCCGCCTTTGGCGTAGCCGGCATTACGGGCGCCGACGCATGACTTCCTCCTATGTTGCGGCTAGAGCCTTGCGCGCGATCCAGCGCCGCAGGCAGAGGGCTCTAGGCGTGGGTGGTCGGGCCGTGGGGGCGCCCGCTGCTGCCCCGCGACGGGCACGGGGCAGGGGCTGGCGTCACGAGAAGCCGCAGAGCAGCGCGAGCGCGTTCTTTACCTTCTCGCTGGCGCGGCGCTGAGCGGCTTGGTGGTAAATGGCTTCTGAGGGGAGCCCTTCCGCCATCGCCTTGACGGCGAAGTTATGGGCGATCTCGTGATCCCATTGGGCGAGTTTCAGGTATTCCAGGGTGATGGACTTGATCCATTTACTATTGGTCACGTGTCATCCTTTCGCGTGAGCGAGGCGGCAACGCACTGGGCGAGCTGCTCAGGGGTGAGGATGGAAACGATCTGCGCGGTCACTGGGTCGGACAAATAGCCGAGCTTATTGAAGGCTGAGAACGAGCGGGCACGGACACGATAGATCAGGCGGTCCGCGCCCTCAGAGTTCAAGATCCCGCAGGAAAACACGAGGTATTCAGGCGTTGAAGTGCGGGGGTCGAAGTGCAGACGCAGCCGCCCAAGTTCTTCTTGCGAGAGCATCACAGCCCCCTCTGCTTCCGGAGTGCCGACGTGTCGACTCCAAGCGTGGCGCGGACGCTCATGAGGCGGGGCCTTTCGCGACGTGCTCGCTGATTGCTTCCTCCGCGCGCCGACGATGCGGGAACACCACGCGCAAGGGGGCAGGCACAGCGCGGCCGACCACTTCCACGCCGTGCGTGAAGCACCTCAGGCGGAAGCCCAGGTGTTCCCATGTGTCGCCGGGCTGATATCCGAAGGGTTTCATCCGCGCAGCTTGGCTTGCAGCTGGCGCGCCTCGCGCAGGATGCGACACACTTCGGCGGATGCTTCGGCATCGGTCGGCTCGCGACCGAGCTTTGCGGCGAGGCGGTTCCAGATTGTATTGGGGTTGGGGTTGTGGAATGTGATGCTCACTTCTCGCGCTCCGGCATGACAGTGCAGACGGTTTCACACGTGGCATCGCGCCACGCGGCGAAGTATGCGCACGCGGTTTCGTCGCCGTGGTCACAGGCTTCGGAAAGCCAATCATCCGGCGCGTCGAAATATTCCGGCGCGAGGCCATGGGATGCCGCGCGGGCGGAGCAATCGCTATCCGTGGCGCACGGCGCGGCCGCGAGGTCGGCCTGTGCGAACGCGAGGCGAGCCGAAAGCGGCGCGCGCGGAGCCTCGCCAAGGGCGAAGATGACCGGGAGCGGAACGAGGCACCCAGCCACCAGGGAGAGGGCATCGCGGATCATTGGCACATGCTCCAAACGGACCAGTCCGTGACGGACTCGAAGGCGAGGAAACCGCCGTGCACGCGGCAGATGGTGGCTGCCCATGGGGCGCGGCGCTTCGCCGTGGCGCGGGATGTGACGCGGATATATTCGCGCCTCATGAGAGCACAGACGGCAGGATATTGAGGGACTTTGCGCGCTCACGGCGTTCGGCCTGCGAGTCGATGAAAGCCGCAATTTCCTCGCGGAACCGCTGCCGCTGGTCGGCGCGGGCGGAGGAATAATAGGGGTGCGCGAGCGGCGCGGGGTATCCCGGGCGCAAGGCGGACTCGTGGTGTCGCATGGGAAAGCCTCCTATGTCGCATGATTGCGGGAGCCGGCATGGTGCCGCGGAAAGGCGCCGTGACGCCTTTGCGTAGAACCAATAGGGCAGAGGGGCGCACTAGCGCGCCCCTCCCGTTATAACCCTAGGGGGCGAACCCTTTCAGGCTGCGGCGGCCATCTCGATCGCCGGCACCTTCACGGTCTTCGCCTTCACGGTCTTCGCCTTGGGGGCGGACTTCACCACCTTGGCGGGCTCCGGCGCCTCGGAAGACGCCACCAAGCCGACCTTGGTCTGGTTCAGCAGGCTCTTGAGCACGGAAAGCGTGCGGGCCGAAGCGTTGTTGTCCGAGAAGCGCTTGTAAACCCGCTCCAATTCCTGCGCTTCGTCGAACGCCTTCGGGGCGGAAGCCTTGCTTTCCTTGGCGTAGTCCGCAGGGGCCACGGCCATGGCGCCCGGCAGGTCGGAAGTCTTGCCCTTCTGGTAGGTGAAGGGGCCGTTTTCCGCCTTGTCGTCGAACGAAACCGGGCCGAAAGCGACGGTCCACGTCCGCAGTCCACCGCGATAGCCGGTCGGAGTGGCGGCGATAGAGCGCATTGAGATACTTCGGATCATTGTGCAGCACAGCGTGATTGAGCGCGCTGTATGCCAACTGATGGGGCTCTTTCGCCTTGAACGTGGTCGCGGCCTTGGCGAAAGAAACGATGCCCTTGGCGATGGCGGAACCAGTCAGAACGGTGAAAGTGGTCATGATATCAATTCCTTGGTCGCATGATTGCGATTGAAGCCATTGGGCTTCCCGGAAGGCACAGCCTGTGCCCTTTGGAAAGCCCAAGGACAGGGGCGCCAAGATGGCAGAATACCAAATGGCACCCCTGCAAATTCCTGTTTTCCTTTTTGGTTGCAGCGGAGAGGTTAACCGCCGGCTTCCCTGTGTTTGAGAAGTTCCTAAGCCACGATCTATTGATCCGCTCAAACCACGTTGTGGTTATGGTGCAAATTGTCGCCAGTCACTCAAAAAAGAGCCGGTTATTCACACGTCAAGGTAAGGTTTAAGCAGGCACCTTGAATGCCCCGTCACACTGGTTAGACCGTCACGTCTAACGCGGATGCAACCCCTATTGCGTCCGGTAGGTTTCGTTGATCCTGCCTAACCTCTAATCGCCTCTCGCCTCACGCCTCTAGGGCATCTCGCAAGTGGTACACCGTCGGTTAGGTAGGCAAACTACCATCCTGATTTTCAAAAAGCCCGGAGATACTTTAGGTTGCTGCGGTTCCGAAGTCTTGGCGCCGCGTCTTCCGTGTGCATTTCCGTAAAACCAAGATACGCCCCAAAACAAAGAAAAACACAGAAAAATAAAAAAACTTACAAGCCACTGAAAACAAACGATATTTTATTTTCGCAAACTGCCGAAAGAGCCATAAAATCACTATGATTTAAGGCACCATCGCGCAGAAATTCGCGTTATAAAACATGGGCTTATCGGGTAAGATTGCCGCTTTCGAACCACTTTTTCGCCGCAGGCATCCCATTTAGGCGATCCGCCGGCACCCTTCGAACCTGGATCGGTACCTTCCCGGCTTCCCCTGCACCGCGCGCCCCCTCCGCCCCACCTCCCGCAGTCACCAGCACCAGCCGCGCCCATAGGTGCCGCGCCCATGGGCTTCACTCCCGGCAAGAGGGGACACAGGGGAGCACGTGAGAGGGGAGGGAGGGGAGAGGGGAAGGAACGAGCGAGCGAGGGGGGACTAGCGACATTCCCGCGAATCGAGTCATTCCCCAAGTCGCAGGGGAGACATGCGCCCCTTGTTCGGCTCGCCCCCTCCTGTGAGGCGCCTCCCCTGCACCCCACCCCACCGGCACCCCACCAGCCACCAAGCGGCAACCGCGCCCACCGCGCGCCCACCGCGCGCTCAAGGCGCAACCTGCGGCCGCGCGCATCACACGCCGCCGTGCCTCTCTCGTGCGTGCGTGGCAGCCCACAACGCGCAAAGCCAGATTGTTCAATGGCATCAAGGGCTTGAGCCCTCCCCCCGGGTTAGGTTCTTCCCAAAGGGGGCCTCCCCACCGCGGGGCAGCGGCAGCGCAGTATCCGCGCCTAAGACCATGTTTTCATTCAAGGCTTCGGGTTCGCATAAAAAAGGGGCAGTTCTGGCGCCTGGAGGATAAAGATGCGCATCGTTCGGACAGGCTCTGGGCTGCAGCTGATCGGCCGCTTTGCCCGCATGTCGGAGGCGCTTGCGAGCGACCGCGGGCGCACTGAAATGAACCGTGGCGTGATCGACGCGGGCCGGAAGGTGAAGACGCTGGTGCAGCGCGCGGTGTCGCACCAGATGGCCCTGAACCCCGGCACCTATCAGTCGTATGTGGTGGGCGGGACGCGCGGCATTCCCCGGCAGCAGATCCTGGCGTTCGACATCTTCGGCGTGAAGGGCGGCACGGACGCGGCGTCCTACAAGGGGCTGCGCGCTGTGAGCGCCGGCAATACGCTGAACAAGGGGCGCAAGGGTTTCGAGCGCGGGACGGTGAAGTCGTCCATGTGGAACCAGCCTCGCATCTTCAAGCGCTCGTTCGCCACNGCCAAGGGCGACTTCTATGCNGTGCGGCCGGCGAGCGAAGGGACCACGTCGACGGCNCCCCGGATCTTCTGGACCTTCGGCAAGAAGGCAGACCAGCCACGTGGGCCGCGCGGCCGCTTCGCCAAGTCGGGGCAGAAATACGGCAAGATCCGGCGGCTCTATGGCCCGTCGCTCATGATGGAAATCCCGGAGGACGAATCTCTCGAGACCTTCATGGCGCAGGGGCCGCAGATCCTGGCGGTGTCGGTCGAGCGCCGCTTGGTCAAACTGATGAGGTTCTGATGTCCAGCGTCTGGCTTGTGATCCGCATGAACGAGGGCGGCAAGTTTGAACTTGACGCCGTCTGCAGCAGCCGGGAGGCGGCTTGGGCGCTGGTTCGGGATGCCCGCACCAGCATGGTCGAGATGGAGCTCGACAAGGACTACCGGGACATCTGCACCTTCAATGTCTTCAGCTGGCTGCATCCACAAGGTCGGATGACCGGCCATGACGGAGTGGTCGAAAATGGCGCCGAAGAAGAAGCGGGCTGAGGACCACAGGGACTCGCTGGATGGGATCACCCTCAGCACCCAGGGCATGGCGGCGACGCTGGGCATCACGACGAGATGGTTGCAGATGCAGGTGAAGGCCGGCACGCTGCCGTCGCTGGGCCGTGGCCGCTTCGATCCCGGGGAGACGTTCCGGGCCTATCTCGAGGCGACCAAGGGCGCCAGCGAAAAGAAGGTGGGCAGCGAGAGCCTGGACAACCTTCGCGCGGTGAAGGCGCGGGAGATCCAGATCAACACGGCTCGCAAGGATCGCTCGCTGATCTCGATCGAGGAGTCGATGGCAATCCTTGAGGAGATCACCGGCATTTTCATCTCGGCGTTCTCCAGTATGCCGGCGCGCATCACCGGGGTCCCCAGAGAACGGCAGCGTCTCAATGGCATCTTCGACACAGAGCGGCAGAGGCTCGCAGATAGTTTCACCGAAAGGGTGGCAGCTCTACGAGAGGGCCGCGCTTTTGATGACCCCGCGGCCGAGGATGACGCCGCCTGAGTGGGCAGCGGCGAACCGGCGCCACAAGGACGAGTCCGGGCACCCGGGCAAGCGCGACCCATACCTGACGCCCTACATGATCCCGTTCGTGCTCACGGCTCACGCCAGGACGCACAAGCGGGTCGTGATGGTGACGTCGGCGCAGAGCGGGAAAACTGAGACCCTTCTGGATCTCATGGGCGAACGTCTCGACTCCTCGCCGACGCCGATCATCTGGGTGGCGCCGTCCTACAAGGCCGCGACCGAACAGTTCTCACCTCGCATCGACGAGCTGCTGACAGGCACGTCGCTGGCAGCATTGCTCGGGCCCAAGAGCCGGCAGCGCATCACGCGCCGGCTGGTGAATGGCGTGTTCCTGCGGATAGCCCACGGCGGCTCGACCACGGCGATGAAGTCGGACCCGTATGGCCTCGCCATCACGGATGAGGCCGACGAGCTGATGTCCAGCCTGCGGGGGCAGGGCGCGCCGATCGGGCTGATCGATGCGCGCGGCGACTCCTACACGGACTTCGTCCACGTCGTCACCTCGACACCCTCGGAGGGGGTATGCGAAGTGGAGCGCGATCCTAAAAGCGGGCTGGAGTTCTGGGCCGAGGTCGACCAGAAGGACATCAAGTCCACCATCTGGAAGCTCTGGATGTCCGGGACCCGGTATCACTGGGCATGGCCTTGCCCGCACTGCGGGGAATATTTCATCCCGCGCTTCAGCTGCTTGAGGTGGAAGAAGCCGGTTGGCCCGGATGGGAAGGACCTCCCATCGACAGCGAACCTCGCCTCGAAGTCGGCCTATCTGCAGTGCCCGAATGGGTGCGCCGATCAGATCACGGACGCCCACAAGGAAAGCATGAACGAGAATGGCGTCTATGTGGCGCCTGGGCAGAGCGTGACGCCGGACGGTATCGTGCACGGCCTGCCGCCGGACAGCTGGACAGCCAGCTATTGGGCGTCGGGGCTGTGCTCGCCATTCGTCGAATACGGCACCCGCGCCGCGCGCTATGTGGAGGCGGTGCGCAGCGGAAACCCTGGCGACGTGCAGACCGTCAAGAACTCCCAGTTCGGCGAGCTGTGGTCACCCGGCACCGGGGCGGTTCCTGCATGGAAAGAGGTTCAGGACTGCCGCCTGCCGGACTATGTCATAGGGCAGGTTCCGGGCGCCGTCCGCGTCCTGACGCTGACCGTCGACGTCCAGCAGAACCGGCTCATCTATGTGGTGCGCGGCTGGGGGGCGCTGGGCACATCCTATCTGGTCGACAGGGGGGTGCTGTACGGCGCCACGGACAAGCAGGAGATCTGGTCTCAGCTCTCCAGCATGATCACCGACCCCAAGGCATATGGCGGCATTCCGCTCAAGCTGGTTCTCGTCGACTCGGGGTTCCGGCCCGGCAAGAAGTTCGTGGTGCCGGAGCACATGGTCTATGCCTTCGCCCGTCGGCACCCGCACTTGGTGCGTGCGACGAAGGGGTCCTCGACGCCGATGAGGAAGCCGATCTCGATCAGCAAGATCGACATCAAGCTCAACGGCAAGGACATCAAGAAGGGCATCGAGCTGATGCGCCTGGACACGGACCACTTCAAGTCCTGGGTGCAGCAGAAGGTGCGATGGCTGCAAGGCTCTCCCGGTGCTTGGTATCTGCCGGAGGACATCGACGAGGATTACTGCCGGCAGATCGTGTCCGAGGCGCGCACCGTGGCGCCGAACGGCAAGATCAAATGGATGCAGCGCAACGCTGAGAACCACTTCCTCGACTGCGAAGCCATGCAGGCGGCGGCTATGACGACCCTCAATCTCAGCAAGCTGAGGGAAAGTTCCCGGCAGCCGCGTCCAGCCATCCCTCCGCAGCCGCACCCTCAACCGGATGTCCCAGATCCGCCGCCACCGCCGCCACCGCCGCCGCCCAAGAGCCGGCCGGCGCCGCGACAGGGTAGCGTCTGGGGCGGCAAGAGAAAGAGCATCTGGAATGGATGATCCCGTGAACGAGGTCACCACCCTCGAGGAGAAGCTGGCGTTCCTGCGCAGCCTTGAGGAGGCGTATTACTCGGGCGTGACCCGGGTTCGGTTCCGGGAGCGGGACGTCACCTACCGCTCCCTGGACGAGATGGAGAAGGTCATCACCAGATTGAAAGACGCGATCGCAGGGCGCCCGCGTCGGCGGCGCGTCATCCTCACCAGCTTCAGCCGGGGGCGTGGACGATGAACTTTCTCGACCGAGCCATCGGCTTTCTCAGTCCAGAGGCGGGGGTCCGGCGTGCCATCAACCGACGCAAGATCGAATTGCTCTCGCGGCGTGGATATGAAGCCGCGCAGGTTGGCCGCCACACTTCGAGCGGGCGCCATGGCAAAGGTGGGGCCGACGCCGAAATCGGCAGGTCAGCGCGGACGCTCCGCCAGCGATCCGAGGATCTTGTCCGCAATAATCCGCTCGCGGCAAAGATCGTGACGGCGCACGCGAACAACATCGTCGGGTATGGCATCCGGCCACGGGCCCAGGTCGGAACAGAGGCGCAGAACGCAGTCGTCGACGACTTGTTCACCAAGTGGTCGGCGGTCTGCTTTTCTGGTGGCGCGATGGATTTTCACGGCGGCATCTATCTGCTCGCCAGGATGATGATCCAGGACGGCGAGGCATATGTCCGGCGGCGCGCCCGCCGCATTGAGGACGGGCTCCCCGTCCCACTCCAGCTGCAGATCATGGATGCTGACTTCTGCGACTGGAGCCAAATCCCCCGGGCGGGGACCGCCAATCCGGTGATCCAGGGCGTGGAGTTCGACCTGATCGGCAACCGTCGCGGCTACTGGATGTATCCGCAGAACCCTCGCGGTGTGCAGACGCTCCAGTCGCTCTCGATCCGGAGCGCCTTCGTCCCGGCAACCGACGTGGCTCACATCTACGAGCCGCAGTCGAACCAAGTCCACGGCGTGCCCTGGCTCACCCCGGCCATGAACGACCTGGACGAGACCCGCGACTATGAGGTTTCCGAGAACATCCGGAAGCGCACCGAGTCGTGCATGGTCGGGATGGTGGTTCGCGGTGCCACGGAAAGTGAGGACCCGAACATCGGCCTCACCGAACCTCCTGAGGGCGGTGAGGCGTACGATGCCGAGGGCCCGCAGGTGCCGCCCAGGATCGCGGACATCTATGGGAACCCGGTGGAGCGAATGGAGCCGGGCATGTTCATCACGCTGGATGACGGCAGCGACGTTCGCTTCAACACCCCGGCGATCTCGGCCGGCATCGAAGGCTATCTTCGCACCCGGCACCGGACGATTGCGTCTGGTGTGCGCCTGCCGTACGAGCTTCTGACCGGCGACTTCAGCCAGTCGAATTTCGCATCTGGCAAGCTGGGCCTGCTGGAATACCAGCGGTTCGTGATGGTGGTTCAGTGGCACTACATGGTGCCGCAGCTGCTTAATCGCGTGTGGGGATGGTTCGTCGAGGCGGCCAAGGACTCGGGAAAGATCCCGCGCTCCTGGGACGTCGGCGTCGAGTGGGACCCTCCGGAAGTGGAGAGCATCACTCGCCTCGATGACGCCCGCGCCGACCTGCTCGAGGTCCGCATGGGCAAGCGGTCGATGAAGGAGGTGATCTCCCGAACCGGCCGATCCCCGAAGAAGGTGCTCAAGGAAACCGACGAGTGGAACGCTGACGTCGATGCGACCCCGACCGGCGTGATCCTCGACTCGGACCCTCGACGGGTATCAAACAACGGCCAGATCCAGTCTCTGGCAAGCACAGGCGGAGACGGTAATGGGTGAAAAAACAATCCGCATCAATCGCGGCTACATCGCTGCGACGGTGCGCAATCAAACGCTGCAGGTCGAAGATAGGTCAGTTGAGGTCTGCTGGACCACGGGATCTGCAGTGAAGCGATACTCCTACGACGAGGGGTATTACATTGAGGAGCTCCAGGTCGACGCGAAGTCTGTGCGTCTCGATCGTTTCGAGACCATGTCGCTTCTCGACAACCACAAGAGCTATTCAATGAATGACCGACTTGGGACGGTTGTCCCGGGGTCGGTTCGGTTCGAAAAAGGGATGGGCCTCGCGCGCATCCGCTTTTCGAAGAAGGCGGAGGCGGAGACGCTGTGGCAGGACTTGGTGGATGGTCACCCCATCCCGATCTCGGTCGGCTACCGCGTGCACACCTTCCAGAAAACTGAAGGAGATGCCGGCACCTTGCCTAAGCTCCTGGCTCTGGATTGGGAGCCGATGGAGCTTTCTGCGACGCCCATCCCAGCAGATGCCGGTGCAGCAAGTCGCTCTGAACCTTCGGGGGAAGACGTCTACACGGTCCTGATCCGGCAGGACCCTCTCAGCAGCGCGGCGGCTGCCGCCACACAAAAGGAACTACCCATGGACAAGCGTAAAGCCGCCAAGACCCTGAAGGGCACGGAACTCGACAACTTCGGCATCGGCGCTGGCTACATCCGCAACGCCAACGAGGCCGACGAAGCCTACTCGGCGCGGATGCTGGCTGGCTTTGACGCCGAAGACGCGACCCGCAGCGCGCAGGACGAGGCCCTTGCGGCGGCTGTCGAGGCCGCCCGCGTCGCCACCGAGCAGCTGGCCACCCGCGGCACGACCACCGGCGCCCAGCCCTCCACCGGCACCCCGCCCTCCATCGGAACGGCAGCCCACCGGACGGAGACCTCGACCCCGGCCTTCATGACCCCGGCCCAGGTCGAGGAGCACATCCGGACCACCCTGCAGAACGAGGAGACCCGCCGCCAGGAGATCGAGAACTTGGCCCGCTCCGCCGGGATCGAACTCGGCTCCGACACGGTCCGCAATGCGATCTCTCAGCGCATGACCGTGGACGCTTTCCGGAGCGCCATGTTCAACCACATGGTCGAGCAGCAGAGCCGGACTCAGACCTTCCCCCACGTGGAGACCCGAGGCATGCAGGATGGTCAGGAGACCACGCGCCGCTTGGTGGCGAACGCGATCCTGCATCGCCACGGGATGGTGGACACGCTGGAGGACGGCGCTCGGGAATGGCGCATGATGCCGGCGATGGACATTGCTCGAGAGCTTCTGCGGGCTCGCGGGCAGAGCGCTCGTGGGTCGCTGCATCAGATCGCCTCGCGCGCGCTGCACTCGACCTCCGATTTCCCGCTCATCCTGCAGGACGTGACGAACCGCGTCCTTCTGGCCAAGTACGCGGCGGCGGAGAACACGTTCGAGGCGTTCGCGACCATGAAGGTCCTGAACGACTACCGTGAAACCAAGGTGCTGGATGTCGGCTCCATGCCGGATCTGCTGCTCAAGGGTGAGCACGGCGAGTTCAAGAGCGGGACGCTGAAGGAGAGCGAGGAGGCGATGAGCCTCAAGCGCTACGGCCGCAAGGTGGGCTTCACCCACGAGATGATGGTCAACGACTATCTGAACCAGTTCATCGATGGCGTCGCTCGCTGGGGTGAGAAGGTCGGAAAGCTCGAGGGCGACATCATGTGGGGCGCCATCATCAGCAACGCGAAGCTGAAGGATGGCAAGGGTCTGTTCCACGCGGACCACAAGAACCTCGCGGCCTCCGGCACGGCTCTGGATCTCGCCAACATCAAGGTGGCGCGCCTCGCCATGCGCAAGCAGACGGACATCGACGGCGAGCCTATCGGCATGAGCCCGAACCTCCTGTTCACGGGGTCGAATCTCGAGATCACCGCCCAGCAGCTGGTCACCGCGCCTTTCAATCCTGTGGTTCTCGGCGAGACGATCCCGCCGCAGATCCGCTCGATCAAGCCGATGTACGAGTCGCGCCTGGACAAGATCGCGACGGATGCGTGGTTCCTGTTCGCGGAAGCGGCGTCGACTGGCGGGCGCGGCATCCACCACCTCCGCCTTCTCGGCGAGGAGCAGCCGACCACGAACGAGCGGATCGGCTTCGACGTCGAGGGCATCGAGTACACGATTGCCCACAGCTTCGGCGTCGGCCTGACCGACTATCGCTGGGCGTACAAGAACCCCGGCCTCACCCCCTGATCTGGCGGATGAGGTGAGTTAGCGGCGTCGGGCCCCACCCGGCGCCTTTTCTTTTTGCACAACGGGAGATCCCCATGAAAAACTTCATCCAGCCGGGCAAGGTGCTCACGATGACCGCACCCGTCCGGCGGAGTCGTCTCTGGCGGCTTCTACAAGTTCGGCCTTATTTTCGGCGTTGCGGTCGACTTCGGCTGCCGAAGGTCTGCCCTTCGAGCTCTGCGTCGGCGATGTCTTCGAGTTGCCGAAAACCTCCGCCCAGGCGTGGGGCATCGGCGACGCCATCTACGCGGACTCGAGCGGCATCATGACGACGGTGTCGTCCGGCAATACCAAGGTCGGCGCCGCGATCGCGGTCGCAGCCAACCCCTCTGGCTCTGGTCTCGTCCGGCTCAACGACAACTTCTGACCCTGAGCCGGCGGGCCTCGCGCGCCCGCCGCGCGTTCATAGAGGACCACGTCATGAGCAAATATGTTGCCGCCTGCGACACCATCATTGAGGGCAAGCCGGTCGCCAAGGGGGCGCCTGTGAGCGTCCCATCGCATCGGCTCAAGGGCTACGAGGACGCCGGCCTGATCGAGAATGAGGTCGTCGACAAGGCCGAGAAGAAGGTTGACGCGGCAAACGCTGCGGACGCCGCGAAGGTCGACAAGACCAAGGACCCGAAGACCGAGAAGTAGGAGCCACCATGTCTGTATTCGACCGCCTTGACCGCATGACGAGCAGGGCGGTCGATCAGGTGAACTCCGTTCGGTTCCTGCTGATCCCCCGGATCTCGACGCCAAACGGCAGAGGGACGCCAGATCCGAACCGTGAGGAGGTTCTGGGCAGGGGGATCTATGACGACGTGGCCGCCGAATATGGCGTGCAGCTTGGCGTGCGCCGGTCGTACCGAGAGGCCAACGATCTTCGCGCGCTTCAGGTCGGCAGCGAGCCTCAGCTCTCTGTGGATATAATCCACTTCCCGGCGGACAAGCCGCGCCAGGGCGACGTGGTCAAGTTCCCGGACAGGACTGATCTGCCGGACTTTCAGGTGATCTCCGCGCAGCCGGACGGCCTCAACCGGATCGTTCTGCACTTGGTCCAGATCGGAGCGTGACATGAGCGTCTATCGAAGCATTGCTCGCATGGCCGCAGTCGCCGCGCTGAACAACCATCTGCGGGAGCCGTGGCCGACGATCGCCGGCCCCAACGTGTTCGACTCCAAAATCGAGCCGGTGGAGGAGATGCGCACGGATCGGATTTTCCCATGCGTCGTCGTCTACACGGACTATGACAAGGACCATTGGTCCAAGGCAGGGCGCACACATGGGCAGCGGCTTCTGTCGTTCACCTTCGAGCTGCTGATCGTTCAGGCTGCGCAGGTGGGCGAGACGAACACCTACCAGCTGGAGACGCCGTCAACCGACAGCGAGATCGAGCTGTCTCTGGACGCATTCGAGGCAGGCATTCTCCAGGCGCTGGATGAGGGGACGAAGGCGAGCGACGCCTTCAACTACATCTGCCCCAGCAACGTGAATGCGATCAGCCGGCGCGGCGCGTCAACCGAAGGCGGACTGCGGCTGGCGGCCCGGCAGATGACCATCGAAATGAAGGCCATCAAGGAGCCCATACTCGGCACCATCCCGCCGGAGATCGCAGCCTTCCTCGATGAGCTGGAGGGGTTCGCTGACTTTGGCGACAGGGTGGGCATCATCCGCAGCCTGCTGCAGCGCAGGACGGGCGATACCAGCTTCGACCGCATGATGCACACCTTCGGCTACACGCGGCGCCTCACGACCCTCCTGGGCGGGCAGAGCAACCCGATGCAGGTCTTGCCCCCGAACATCACGTTCAACACCACGGGGCTGTGACATGAGCTACGAGAACACTTTCCGCGGGCTCATGGCGCGCATTGAGGCCATGGATGGTCAGCTCAAAAACCTCACGGTCCGGATCAACAATATGTTCCGGGAGGGCGTGGTTGAGAGCGTCGACTTCGAAAAGGGCGTCGCTGTGGTGAATGCGCAGGGCGTCAAGACGAAGCCGTCTCCCTGGCTCGCGCAGGCAGGATCTATCAACGAATGGACGCCTCCTGAGGTTGGGCAGAGGGTGTTCTACGTGTCCCCTGGAGGGGACCTTGGCCGGGGCTTCATTCTCCCCGGCGGCTTCACGGACGATGTGCCCCAGCCTCACAACGAGGGGGGGCAGAAGCGGGTGAAGATCGGCGAGTGCGTGGTGACCCAGTCGGAGTCCGGTCTGGTGCTGGAGGTGGGCGGAACGAAGTTCAGCTTCACGTCAGATGGGTACCAGCAGGATGGCGGTTCGGTCGCTCACGACGACAAGGATATCGGGAAGACGCACAGGCACCGCGACACCATGCCCGGCAGCGGTCTCAGCGGCATTCCCGTTCCAAAATCATAGAGCCCATGCGGGCAAGGAGATGTCATGAGCAAGATGTATTACTCCCTCGTGGAGGCGTTCCTCCTGGGTAAATTCCGGTCCATCGGCGAGCCCATCGGCCCCCTCACCGATGAGGAGGCGAAATACCTCGTGATGTCGCAGACGCTTTCGGATACCCCGCCGAAGAAGCGGGAGGTCGCGCCCGCCCTTCTGCAGGAGCCGGCGCCCGCCGACATCGGCCGGAAGACGCGCTGATGTCCCGGGTCGGCCTGGACGCGCGGACAGGCCGGCTCCTCTACAGCTGGCAGCATTGCGTCCAGAGCATCCGCAAGATCCTCTCCACCGAGCTGAACGAGCGGCTGCAGCGCCGTGGGTTCGGCTCGCAGCTGGCAGAGTTGATCGACCGCCCCCAGAACGAGGAAACGATCATCTCGTTCTACGTGGCCACGGCCGAGGCGCTTGAGCCGCGCGTGGTGGAGGGGCGCCAGTATGGCGAGCCTGGGTTCGTCCTGCTGCGCACCAGCATCGACGTGAGCACCCCGGCCAAGATCACCCTCGAGATGAGCGGCGTGTTCTTCGAGAACGGGCACCTCGACGACTACAGCAACCCGGAGGTCCGAGAGACCGCCTATTCCATCACCCCGGGGGATGGTGGGTTTTTGATTGAGGCGACCCTATGATCCAAGGCATCCGCACCTATCTCGACCTGTCCTCGTTCCCGCCGCCGGACGTGATCGAGACGCTGGATTTCGAGACCATCTACGACGAGTCCACCGCCTCGTTCATCGCCTACTGGAAGGCGCGCCAGCAGGAGGACAGCAGCCTGCCCGGCTTCACAGCGCAGTCGCTGGAGTCCGAGCCGATCGCCGCCATCTTCCAGACATTCGCGTACCGGGAGATGCTGCTTCGGGCCAGGGTGAACGACGCCGCGCGCGCTAGGTTGGTGGCGTTCGCCCTGGGCGCCGACCTTGACCACGTCGGGCTCACCTTCGGGGTGGCGCGGATGGAGATTGAGCCGGCCACGGCCACGACTGCAGCCGTCATGGAGAGCCCCGAACGCTACCGCCAGCGGATTGTGCTCGGCGTGTTCGCCTACAGCTCTGCCGGCTCAATCGAGAGCTATCTGTTCCACGCGCTCACAGCGAGTCCCGACGTCAAAGACGCCGCAGTCGACAACCCCCACACGAACCGCGTGGACGTCACGATCTTGTCTTACGACGGCGAGGGAACCGCGTCGCAGGATCTCCTCATCGCGGTGGCGACAGCCCTGTCGCCGGAGACTTCCCGCCCCCTGACCGATGATGTCCGGCTGCGGTCGGCGACGGTCATAAGCCAGAACGTCAGGGTCCGGCTGGTCTTGTCGAGCGGGCCGGCGCCTGAGCCAATCACTGCGCTGGCGCGGACCAAGATCGCAGAATATTGCGCCTCGCGGCACAAGATCGGCCGGGCGCTGCGGGTGGACGGGATCATCGGCGCGGCGCGCGCGGCGGGGGACATCGAGCAGGTCATCGTCGACGAGCCGTTATTCGACGTCGTGCCGACCAAATCTGGCGCGGTGTTCGTGCCCACCGTCACCGTAACAGCGGAGATCATCACATGACTGAGTTCGCTTCGCTCCAGCCCGGGAACCGCGGCGTCGCCGAGGTTGAACTTGAGCGGGTTGGTGCGGGGCGAATTTCAGGCATTCCGAACCCGATCCGCTCTGTCGGAGATCCGCTTGAAACGCCGGCTTCGACTCTCCCCTTCGTCGCATGGGAGCGCGCGGTCGGGGTGTGGGACGATGAGTGGCCGGAATGGCTCAAGCGCAAGGCTGCCGAGCGATCCATCTACCTGCGCCAGCGGACCGGCACGCTGGAGGCATACGAGGGATGGCTGGACCTCCTCGGGGCGACGATCGTCGAGGTGATCGCGCCGCCGGGCGGGTGCTTCGCCACGGCCGGCAGGACAGAGGAGGACCGCAAGGCGCTGCTCGCGCGGTTCGCTCAGCTCAGGATCACCTTCAGGCGCTCCCCGGGCCCGGGGGATGACGGTTGCTTCTATGCGCTGTCCGGCGCCAGTGGAGGCGTCTCCTCGCACATCGGGCACGAGTTCGCTGTCCCCGGAACAGCGGTGAGGCGGCGCGGGCGGCGCGCCACGATTGTCGATGGGGGCACGGAGACGGAAGTCTCCTGGGCGGCCGAGGGTCTGGCCGACGCATCGGGCCAGGAAATCCCGATCGAGCGGATCGTCATCCCTGGGCAGGCGCGACCAGGGGAGCCGTTCGTTGGCCGAGGGTTCATCGGAGACGGGCTCACCGTCGCTGAGGATGAAGGGACGACATCCAGAGCCCTTGTTCTGGGGCCGGATCGGTCCCCGGTGGCTGCAGCGGAGACGCCTCTCATCAACAGGGGGCAGCAGTACGCTGCGGTCGTCTCTATCGTCCCGGAGCGGGTGTCTGAGAGGTCTGAGACGGCCGAGAGGCCGGTGATGATCGGCGGCATGGTCGGGGACTTCGTCTACCCTGGCGATGCCTCCGAGCGATATTACGACAGGTACTACCTCTATGACGAGAGCCGGATAACGGTTGACCTGAGCGTCGGCTACGGGACTTTCGTCGGCCACAGCTACGCCGAGATCACCCCGTTCTCGGCAGAGCTGAGGATCGACTTTCCGGGGCAGGCCAGCGGGATGAGCTCATACATCGGCTCGTTCGTAGGCATGATCCCGGAGCCATCGAGCGGCCGGCTCCAGAAGATCGGCGCCGCCGTGCGCGCGGGCAAGTCTGCGCGCGACAAGATCTCCTATACCGCGCAGACAAAGCGCATTCGCCTGCTTCAGGACGGCATCCCGCTCGATGGGACTTACAGCCTGGGCGGATACATCGAAATCGCCAGAGGTGCAAAGAAATGACCCGCATCGCCCGACTCGTAGCTGACCAGCAGGTCGTGCTCACCGACTTCCAGAACCTGTCCAAGGATCACCGGGATCTGGTGGACTTCCTCACCAAGTCGGCGATCGACGCCGGCAAGTCCTATTACGGCGCGACGGTCGTCAAGGTGTCCACAACCCGGGTATCAATTGAAACCCCAGTTGGGTTCTACGACGGCGGGGCCCTGTTCAGTCGCGATGGGACCGAGACGATCGAGCTGGACATGCTCTCCAGCCTTCCGACCACAGGCAATCAGCGGATCGTCGCTGTCGTCATCAACGGCTCTGAGCTTGAGGACGAGACGTCGGATCGAGATTTTCGAACCAGCGTCGTGAACAACGTCATTCAGACCGAGGCGCGCCCGACGGCGATCCGGTATTACCGTCGCGCGAACATCTCGCTGGTGCAGAGCGCCCCGGCGCCGCAGCCGCTGCGCCCCGTTGTGGACAGCGCCAATATCGTCCTGGCGTGGGTCACCCTCTCCTCCACAGAGATTGTGGTGGTGGAGCAGAACGTCGCGGACCGCATCAACACCCTGCGGACGGTTGACCGCCGGCTGGGAAATGTCGAGGCGTGGCAGGCGCAGACTGACCCCGCGGTCCAGGGCCTGAAGTCGGACGTGTCCAAGTTGCTTGCGGCGTCCGGGTCGAAAGTGGATCGCGGCTTTCAGGGGTACCTGCTGGAGCAGCTGGCTCGCTTGAACGAGCGGGTCGGTGTCGACCAGGGAGCCTCTTTCTCCTATGCGGACTATTTCCTGACCTTGGACGACAGCCGGAGCGACGAAGAAAACGTCAACTTCCTGGCGAAGGTGGAGGAGGGTATCCGGTTCGCGGACGACAACAGCGACACCAGTGCGCTGCAGTTGCTCACCCCTGGCGACCCCTCGATCCAGATCTCCGGCGGCGGCCTTCTGCTTCCCAAGTATGAAGAAAAGTCGCTGCTGTCGGTGTTCGGCCGAGACGCCGAGGTGGCGGTATCGAACGGCGGATCGCAGACGATCAGCTACACGCTGAAGACGATCAGCAAGACCCGCATTCGCTACGGGAACTCGTTCCTGGTGTGCACCAACTCTCAGTGGTGGCAGACCGGCCGGTATGACTCCGTGGCGGGGATCTTCTATGCCACCGACGGCTCCTCCTACAGCGTCGAATATGCGGAGCAGTACCGGGACGGAAACCCGCTGCATTCGTTCAAGCGCTTCCGGCAGATCTTCGTAGACACCTACGAGGAGGTCTATTGGGCTGCGACCACAACGGCTGCGTCTTATTCGGGGCAGGTGGCAGGGAACACGTTCCTCATGCCGCGCTCGGCCTGGGTCACAGGGTTCAATCTCGGGTTTTCGCGCATCGACTCCGGCGGCGGTGACGTCCGCTTCGGTCTTTGCGAGATCACCGACAGCGGGGCCCCGGCCTATGATAAGTGCCTCGCCGCCACCACGGTGACCCACGCCAACCTGCGTGTGTACCCGACGAAGACTCGGTTCAACATCGAGCCCACGTACCTGGAGGGTGGCAAGCGGTATGCGTGGTTCATCATCACGCCGGGCAACCATTGGCTGGCGATGGTGGAGGGCAACAAGTACGCGCAGGGCACCTTCTTCGTTTCGACGGACGGCGTCTGGTCTCAGGGGAACGTCTCTCAGGATGCGTCCTTCGAAATCCTTGTGGCGGACTTCAACGCCTCTCGCCTCGTGGTGAACCTGAACAACTTCAACCTGTCGGGTGGTCTCTGCGACATCGACCTGCTGATCAAGGCCGTGCAGAAGGATGGCTCCTTCTACATCCTGTTCGAGGTCCAGGTGGGGTCGACGTGGCGCCCGCTCTCGGAGGTGGGTGCGGGCAACTCCCCGCTCTACGGGCTGCCTGCCGCGGTCAATGCGCGGATGGTCTTCGTCGGCACCACCGACGTCATGCCTGGGATCAAGATGTCGGAAAGTTTCGTCACTCTCTCCCGGCCGCGGACCACGGCGGTGCACATCAGCGACATCATGGACGCGCCGGCGAACGTCGACGAGGTCCATATCGAGGCGGTGCTGGAGCATTACGTCGAGGCGGACCACAACTGTGTGGTCAAGCTCCTGACCGGCTCCGGCTATGCCACGACCACCAACGCCTCCTCGGTGTCGGACATCGTCCTGCCCGATGGTTCGATCCGCCGGAAGTGGGTGTTCACGGGCTTCACCGCCACCGACACATGGAAGCGGCGAACCGAGATGACCACGACCTCGGCGCTTACGATCTTCCTGGTGTCCGAGATGGCGGACGTCGGGTTCCCTGCCTGATCCAAACGTTGAAAGGAAGTGCACATGGCCGAAAAAAAGACGGTGATCGACCCGAGCCGCACCTATCGGGTCGTCCTCACAAAATCGGTCCAGGTCGGGCGGAGCACCGTCCACCCAGGGCCGAACGTGAAACTCCGGGGGGACATCCTCTCCTCGGTCATCGCGGCGAGCGAGGCCGCCGTCGAGTCGTACACGCCCGTCGGTTGATGGGCCGCACCGGAGCTTTGTCCCATGAGTGCAATTGGTGATTTCCTCGCGGACAAGCTAGGGGCTTTGACGCCGCAGAAGTGGAACTCTTTGATGCTCTACTTCGATGGCCGGTTCGGCCCTCTCGAGGAGCGAGCAGACGTCGAAGGCCGCGCGCTGGACAGTATCCTTGCGCGCGGCCTTCAGGTGATCGAGGACGGCATTGGCCCTTCGATCACAGCAGCCAGAGAGGCGGCGGAGATTGTCTCCGCGATGGTAGACCTCGGCATGGTCCTGTCAGCCACAACCTCCACCACGATGACCATCAACACGAACCAGAAGACCCTTGTGGTTCCGGAGGGAAACCGGGCGCAGTTCGCTCCGGCTGGCTTCGTTCTGGTCAACGCAGGGACCACGCTGGAGAATGCCTTCGTGGGCCGGCGCGTGTCCTACGACCGCACCACCGGAGTCCTGGTGCTGGACGTCGTGTCCATCTTCGGCACCGGGACGTTTTCGGAGTGGCAGATCGGGCCTATTGCCACGACCTATGACTTGGAGGATCTGCGATCCACCATCATGGGATATAGGGACGCGAGCGCTGGATCAGCGTCCGCTGCGGCGACATCCGCCGGCACAGCAGGCACGGCGGCAGGAGCGTCTGTCGCGGCGCGCGATGAGGTCCTGAACATCATCCGGCCGACCGGGNNTGCCGAGGGCACGCCGATAACCGGAAGGTTCTGGTACGACTCATCCACCTCGACCACTCGCGTGTGGAATGGGTTGTCCTGGGCCCCTGCGGTCTCGGCTTCGCTCGGAGGCATCCGCACCGAGTCTGGGACTTTCGGGGCATCTCCCACCGGCGTGATCACGGTGGGTGGCGGCTACCAGACCGCGATGGTCTGGCTCAACGGCGTCCTGGCGGTCGAGGGTACTCAGTACACGGCCAACGGGACGACGATCGCAGTCACCTCTCCGGTGAATGGGATGAAGTATTTCGTCTGGGCCTATCAGGCGAACGATGACTATTACACGAAGGAGCAGGCGAACACCGCGTTCGCCCCGAAGGTCTCTCCAAACCTCACTGGAACCCCCACGGCGCCGACCGCCCCGCTGGGCACGAACACGACACAGATCGCCAATACAGCCTATGTGCGTGGCGAGGTGGCGGCCCTGGTCAATGCGGCGCCGGCTACCCTGGACACCCTCGCAGAGATCGCAGCCTCTCTGGGGAACAACAACAACTTCGCGGCCACCATGACCGCGCAGTTGGCGACGAAGGCCAGCGCAACCTCCCTAAACGCGTCGGCTCTAACCGGGACGATCCCGGAAGGAGTGATCCCAAACCGCCTGAGAGAGACGGCGGTTCTCATAACCAACTGGGATGCCGCGGTGACCAACGGGTTTTTCCTCGGAAACTCTGCCGCGAATGGACCTGTTTCCGACTGGCTCGTAGGCACGATCGAGACGTTGAGCATGAACTATGTCGTGCAGACGGTTTCGCAGCTTGTTTCGGCGACCGCCTCCGACGCTCGAGCGTGGCGCAGATATCGCCAAAATGGCAACTGGACTGCGTGGGCCCGACTGCGGCTCACCCAGGCGGAGCAAGATGCAGCCCTCGTCAAGCAAGGCGGCGGGTCGGATATGTCCACGAACGCCATTCGAATGGGGTGGAGTTCGGCGGGGCTTCGCGCCCAGGTCGACTCGCTACCACTTGGCCGGGTCTGGACGGATTACGGGACAGGCTATTCTGTCTCGGGCATCGGATATATCCGCTTCGCCAACGGGTTCATGTTGCAGTGGGGCTTCCGGGTCGCCGGGTCGGGGGCTGACCACGGGGTCAATTTCCCGACATCATTCCCCAGCTATTGCGCTCATGTGAGCATCAGTCCACAGCGACCCGACCTGACCGCTTTCCAATCGGTTTCGTTCACGGTCGATCAGCTCAACACCACCGGGTTCGCCGTGCGCAGCCGGTACGCGGACTACGGTGGGGCAGTCGGGCTTGCCAACGACGGTGCTTACACGTGGTTCGCGATAGGATGGTGACCAATGAAGTTCGCTCTTTTCAACCCGGACGGCAGCGTGTCGGCCTTCTATTCCGACGACGTCCATAAGCTCGAGGAGATGCCGAAAGGTGTCGTCGAGATCTCCGACGAGGATTGGCTGGAGTTCCTGCAGAACCCGGACACGCGGCGTTGGGACGGCACGAATGTTGTCTCGTTCACCCCAGAGCCGCGGCAGCCTACCGCAGCGGACGTCGACGCCGAGAGGGATGCGCGCACAGCCGCTGGCCTGACGTTCATTGGCTTCCGGTTCCAGACCCGACCGGCGGATCTCGACAACATCGCAGGCTCCTCGACTGCAGCACTCGGCGCCCTGACCATGGGCGCCCGGGAGGGGGATCTGCGGTGGCACGGCGGTGAGCAGGACTTCGGCTGGCTCGCAGAGGACAATGCGTTCATCCCCATGGACGCTCAGACCATGTGGGCTTTCGGGCGCGCGGCAATGGCGCATAAGTCGGCGCACATCTTCGCGGCCAGGGCCATCAAGGGGCTCATCCCCATACCGACCGATTTTTCCAGCGACGCGCGCTGGCCCTCCTCGGTCGCTTAGGGCCCGCCACAGCGGGCTCACCACTCAACTGGGCAGCGGCTAGTGCCGGGCCGAAATTCGAGGAAAACAAAATGGCTGATCTCGTCCTCCACGGCCTCGAGACGATCGAGGGCTCCAGCGGCCCGCGTCCGGTGCAGACGATCGACACCGGCGTCATCGGCCTCGTCGGCACTGCGCCCGAGGCCAACGCCACTCTCTGGCCGCTCAACACGCCGGTGCCGATCTACGGCAGCAGCACGATTCAGGGGCTTGGCTCCGCCGGCACGCTCATGGACGCCCTTGAGGGCATCTTCGATCAGGCCGGCAAGGTTTCGCAGACCGTCGTCGTGGTCCGCGTCGCCCAGGGCGCCACCATGAATGAGACGCTGCAGAACGTCATGGGCAGCTCCACCACGATGACGGGCATCCACGCGCTGAAGACTGCGCCCAGCGAACTTGGCCTGAAGCCGAAGCTCCTTGTTGCCCCCGGGTTCACCTCTTACCGCCCGACCGACGCACTCGCCACGACCACGGTCGGAACGCCGGGCACCGGCTATGTCGACCCGCCGGCGGTCACGATCTCTGGCGGTGGCGGGTACGGGGCCAAGGCGGTTGCGACGGTGGCGCGCGGCGTCAACACGATCGCCGTCGGCACCGGAGGCACCGGCTACACTGCCGCTCCCACCGTGGTGATCTCCGCGCCGGAGAGTGGCGGCGTCCAGGCGACTGCGACCGCGACGGTGGCTGCAGGCGTGATCACGGCGATCGCTGTGACAAACCCGGGCTCCGGTTACACCACTCCGCCCACGGTGAGCTTCACCGGCGTGGGCACGGGCGGCACGGCGACGGCTACGGTCACCGGCCGAGTCTCCGGGTTGGTGATCACGAACCACGGCGCCGGCTACGCGACCGCGCCGACGATCGCCATTGCGGCGCCGCCTTCGGGCACGACGGCTTTGGCGACGTCCACCATCGGAACCGCCGGCAACCCGGTGACCTCCGAGTTTCTGTCCATCGCGGCCTTCTTCCGGGCAGGCGTCATCAAGGACGGCACGGCGACCACCACTTCGGCGGCCATCTCCGATCGGATGGACTACGACAGCGACCGCCTCCTGATCGTTGAACCGATGGTCAAGGTGTTCAAGAACGCCCAGGTGGTGAACGAGCCCGGGTCGGCGCGCGTGGCCGGCCTTCAGGCGTATGTCGACTACACCGAGGGCTTCTGGTTTTCCCCGTCGAACCACGTCGTGAATGGCGTGATCGGGATCTCCCGCCCCATCGGTCATTCGATCTCCGACCCGTCGGCCGAGTCCCAGCTCCTCAACCGGAACGAGATCGCCGCTTTCGTGCGCTCTCCGAGCGGCGGATACAAGCTCTGGGGCAACCGCGTCGCCAGTTCCGACACCCTCAAGGCGTTCTGGTCTGTCCGGCGCGCGCATGACACGATCATCGACTCCGTCGAGTTGGCTTGCGAGCCGTTCATCGACAAGCCCTATGGCCTGCAGGTGCTGGTGGACGATCGCTGAGACGGTCAACTCCGCTCTGCGCCGCTGGCAGGTTCTTGGGGCCACCCTCGGCGGCCGAGTGTGGCTTGATGCCACGCTGAACACGGCCACGACCTGGGCATCGGGGCAGCTTTTCGTCAGCTACGACGGCGAGTCCCCCGCTCCGATTGAGCAGATCACGTTCCTGTTCAATCGGAACACCGGCTACTACGAGGAGCTGGCCGCCAATGCCATCCGCGAGATCGCGCGCATGGCGACCACGTCCGCATCCGCGTGATCGTGTAATTTCAGCAATAGGAGAGACCCATGCGGCACATCCTGCAGGGCTACACGATGTTCATCGGTGGCTCGGACTTCGGCATCGACACTGAGGAGGTGGAGATCCCCCTCCCCACCCCGACCACCCAGGAATATCGCGGCGGAGCGATGGACCTCGCTGTCAACCTGCCGATGTCGGCGATTGAGGCGCTTGAGATCACCGTGAAGATGTCGGGCCACAACCCCGATATCATGGCTCGGATGGCCCTGGCACCGGGTCAGACCACGCTGGTCACATTCCGCGCCGGTATGCTGCGGGAGGCGGACGGCGGCATCTCTGCGCACGTGTGGGTGGTTGAGGGCTGCATCAACGGCGGTAGCCGGGATCGCCTGCAGCGCGGGGAAAAGAGCGGCGTCGAATTCAAGGTCAACGGCGTCAAATACCTGCGCTACGAGGCTGACACCGCCGTCATCCACGAGCTGCAGGCGTGGCCGCCCAAGCGCATCATCAATGGCGTCAACCAGCTGGCCGGCTTGAACGCCGCGCTCGGGTACGCCTGAGCCGCCTAGAACCTGAAGGGAGAACCATGGATCAGATCAGCAAGGCGTTGAGCGCGAGTGAGAGTCTCGCGCAGTCGAGGGGAAGGCGGCTGCGGCCGCCTCCCCGGTGAAGGTCGAATTTCTGCCGGAGCAGACAGCCGCGCGGGTGCGCACCGTCCCGCTGACCTATCCGGTGATCGTCGACGGCGCGAAGATCAGCGAGGTGACATGCCGTCGCCCCACCATGCGCGAGTGGCGGGCCTATTCGCGCGCCTGCGCCGACGCAGTCAGCGAGTTCGGCGAAGGTTCCGACGACCTCGTCGACCAAGTCTGGCTCAGCATCCCGGCAGTCGTTCTCGAGTCCCTGGACTTTGTCGACGGCACCCGGGTCGAGACGGCGATGCAGAGTTTTTTCGGCGAGTCGTCGTTGAGCCCGCAGCCGGAGGAGCCCCTGCCGTAGCNCTGTCCATCCGCGATTGGATGACGGTGGCCGTCTTCGTGATGAAGGGCACCGGCGGCGGGGTGACGATGGATGCAATATTGGACGGGACCTTCCTGGATCTGGTCGACGTCTGGAGAGAAGTTTCCCAGCTGACATAGGTGCCTCATGTCCCGCATTGCATCCCTCCGCCTGCAGCTCATCGACTCTGTCAGCGGCCCCGCGAAGGCTGCTGCGGAGAACCTGCGCCGGCTTGAGCAGTCCATCAAAAAGATGGGCAAGGACGGCGTGTCCGGAGCGAACAAGCTGGGCCAGCGGCTTGATTGGCTGAAGGAGAAGTCGAACGTCGTCGTTCGGTTCAACTCCGACCGGCGCGGTCTCGCCAATATCTACAAGGATATGCGGGATGCGCGCAGCAATGTGGCGCGCATCTCCGAGTCCCTGGCGATTGCCAGCAAGCAGCCGAAGCAGTTCGGCGCCGCGATCCGCGTCCTCAAGCAGGACCTGAAGGCGGCGGACGCGCAACTCCGCTCCACCACCGCTGCTTTCCAGAACCAGAAGGCTGCGGTGAAGGGGGCGGAGCAAGCGCTCCGGACCTATGGGATCAACGGCGCGAAGGCGGCTGCCGGCGCCCAGCAGAACTTGCGCAACCAGATGGCCCAGACCATCCGCGAAATGCGGAACATGGACCGGGCTCACCGCGACGCGCAGAAGGCGGCGGATCGGCAGCAGGCGACGCAGAAGGCCATTGCCAAAATAGAGAAGGAGCGCCGGGACGCAGCCCAGAGGGAGATGCAGGCCGCGCGCGCTCAGGGCGGCCCAGGCACGGGCACAGCGGTCGGGACGGTCGCGGCCGCATCAGGTGCAAGCCTCACGAAGCAGGGCGCCCAGCGCGGCTTCGGGGAGCTTCTGGAGTGGGATCAGGAGACGCGCCGGCAGGCGGCAGTCGGCGGGCTCGACGAGGCCAGCAAGAAAACGCTGAACGATCAGGCCAAGAGGCTTGGTCAGGCCACGGCATTCACCAACCCGGATATCGTGCGTGGCCAGACGGTGCTCATCACGCGCGGCATCCGCGACATCAACACGGTCCTGCATCTGACCGAGAACATGGTCAATTATGCCCAGGCCATGAAGACGAACATGGAGGAGGCTGCCGACACGGTTGTCGGATCTGCGCTCACCACGCGCCTCGACATCTCGGACGCCAAAAAGGTTGGTGAGTTCACCGACTTCATGGTCCAGATGGCGAAGCACAGCGGCATGACGAACGACGACCTGAAGCAGTTCTTCAAATACGGCGGGGCGTCGGCTGTCGGGGCCGGCTTGTCGCCGCAGACTGCCGGCGCCGTCGGCATGACGCTGAAAAACTCCGGCGTCCCTGGCGACATGGCCGGCGTCTTCGTCCGCTCCATCGTCTCGAAGCTGGTCGCCCCCACGAACAAGGGGCGCACGGCTCTCTCGACGCTCNGCATCGACCATTCCAAATATGCGACGATGCCCGAGAAACTTGGGACCTCTGGCATCGGCATCCTGATGAAAGAGAGGTTCGGCCTCAAGCTGCCGCAGGAGACGATCGACCTGATCGATGAGGCTCTTGAGAGCAAAACCTTCACGGACTCGGCGACCGGCGAGCAGATGCCGATCGGGTCCGACGCGGGCGAGTTCACGGCCGCCATGATCGACCTGCTGGGGCCGCAGTTCGGCAAGGGCAAAGACGGCAAGATGGCGGCGAAAGACCGCAACGCCCTGTCCAAGGCGCTCATGGATTTCTACAAGACCTCGGTCGAGAGCGTCGACGTCGGAGGGGCTGCTGAAGGCGATCCGTGGGCAGTGACAAGTTCGGCCTTGGGCAGGCGAACGCCATCTTCACGGACAAGCAGGGCGGCAGAGCGATGATGCTCTCCCAGCAGTTCGCCTTGTTCATGGACAAGATCGCCAAGCTGAACAACGTGCCGACCGACCTCGCGAAGGGGATCGGTGACAAGACCATGGCCGGCGTCTATGGCGACTGGACACGGTTGAAGGGCACGGTGGAAACCGCGCTTCTGGAAGCCGCCCGGGTCTGGGAGCGTGAGATCTCGGGTGTCGTCAAGTGGACGGATGGACTGGTCGACAGCTTCATCAACGCGGAGGACGCGACGAAGAAATTCATCGCGGCAATCGCCGTTGCTGGCGGATCTCTGCTCGGCCTCGCGGCGCTCAAGGGCGGGGTGGACATCATCAAGGGGCGTGGCGGCGGCGCGGGCGGTCCTGGCGGCGTCATTGGCGGCGTCGGGGGTGTCGGCGGCGGCGTGCGGGGCGGCCCAGGGACACCCATCCCAGGCCCGGGGATGACCCGCTCCATTTTCGCCGGAGCCGGCCTGATTGGAATGGCAGCATCGATCCCTTCGGAGAAGGATGAGCTGCTGGCGTTCCTGAAGGCCAACCACGACGCGACGGCATCGCTGAACCAGTGGCTCGAAAGCCATATGGGTAGCCCGTCAAGCTGGCGAAGGTACCTGTTCGGAGAGGACAAGCCGGCTGCGGGAAAGAGCGAGTCCGCGAAGGCCGAAGCCGCCACGATCGAAGGGGCGATGGCACCGCTTGATGCAGCTATCGCCTCCTGGCCGACGAAGGCCCAGTCGGCGATGCTGGACTACGGCGAGGCCCTTGCTCAGGGTGGGGCCCAGGCCGAGATGAAGGCCGCAGCCGCAGCCGCTGCCATCAAGGCAGAACTGTCCTTCGTCGCTCATCCGGACGTCGACACAGCCCGCCTCGAAGCCGCCCTTGCAATCGCTCGGCAGGTCGCCCAGACGCTCCGCGCGATAGGCGGGAAGTCAGGCGGCGGAGACATCCCGAACAGCAACAGTTGGGGCGGTCCCCGCGCGCACGGCGGCTCTGTCACGGCAGGCAAGTCCTACATCACCGGAGAGCGCGGCCCAGAGCCGTTCTTCCCCCAGCAAAACGGTCGGATCATCTCCAACCGCCAGCTGCGGGCGGCAATGGCGGGCGGCCAGCAGTCGGCCGGCGGCGGGGTGACGGTGAGCGCGCCGATCACGATCAAGATCGACGTGAACGGCGCATCCTCTGCGGACCTCGCCCAGGCTGCGCGGAACGCTGCCGAGCAGGTGGCGTCTCACATCCAGGCGTCGCTGAACCGGGCCATCTCCCGCTCCACTCAGGTGACATTCGCAAACACCAGCTATGGGGACGCTTGAGCGCCCCCTTGGAGCCCGCCGGCACACCGCCGGCGGGCCATAAGGAGGTTACGTCATGCTCATGGCCTGGGGTCCATATCGGTTCACGGTGCCGAATTATTCGATCGAGACAATCAGGCGGGCGCACCAGTCGCGCGCTGAGGCGCAACCCATCATCGGCCGGGCGCCAACCATCCATCGGCTCGGGCCGAACAACCCCACGATCTCCCTGTCGTCGACCTTCCACCCGCGGCATATGAACGGCCGCGGGCTCCAGCAGCTTGCGGGTGTCCGGCAGGCGGTCGACGCCGGAGTGCCGCTGCAGCTCACCCACATCAATGCCTCGGAGATGAACATCTTCGGCGCATGGATCGCCACCAGCGTTGAGTCTGACGAGACGCTGCTCGACGTGCGCGGCATCGCGCAGATCGTGACTGTGACTCTGAACATGATGCTCTACAGCGGGTCTCCCGGCAGGCAGGCAGCGCTATCGGCCGTCATGTCTGGCGGGTTGTCCATTGGCGGCGGTGTCGGCGGGGTCTCATTGGCCGCTTCAATCGGGGTGGGCTTCTGATGCCGGTAGCAAAATTCACGATCAGCGCCGATGGCGCGGACGTCACCTCGCGCCTCTTGGGCGCCGGGCTCATGAACATGACCGTCGTCGACGGCGAGGGGCTGAAGGCTGACACCCTTCAGATCAGCATCGACAACGTGGACGGCTCGGTCATCGCGCCGAGAACCGGCGTCGTCCTGCGCGCCACGGGCGGGTACGAGGGGATGATGCGCTACTTCGGCGCCTACACCGTCGACTCGGTCGTCTACACAGGGTGGCCGCAGCGGATCGACATCGACGCGAAGTCGGTTGCGGCAAAGTCCCTGGCGAAGCAGCGGGAGCCGAAAGCCTACGACCCCGAGGACTACCCGACCTATGGCGACATCTTCGAGTCGGTCGCCGGCAGGATCGGGCTGACCCTGCGGATGGATGGGAGCCTCAAGGGGATCAGCAACTCGTATGAGGCGCAGACCGACGAGAACGCTCTGGAGTTCGTCACGCGCATGGGCGCGCGCCTCGGCGCCTCGGTGTCGGCCAAGGACGGCAATCTCGTGGTGGTGAAGAAGGGCGCTGGCACGGCGGCCAGTGGCGCGGCGCTGGACACGATCCCGGTTATGCCCGGGCTCAACATGCTCAGCTACTCCGTCACGAAGAAGGACGAGCCGAAGCACGATGAGGTGGAGGCCCCCTACTACGACCGGGACAAGAACACCCTGGAAGTGGAGACGGTGCAGACGGGGATGGGCGGCCCGAAGTTCCGAATGCGCTTCCCGTCCCAGGACAAGGATGAGGCAAAGCGCATGGCCGAGGCGCAGGCCAACGAGCTGCAGATGATGGTGGGGGACGCTTCCTTTGAAATCGACGGCACGCCATTCGCCCAGGCCGGCGCGTGGGCCGTGGTCAGCGGCGTGAACTCCGAAGTGAACGGGCGGTGGAGAGTCATCACCGTGACGCACAACTTCTCGGCCACCGGCGCCTACTCGACGACGCTGGCCTGCGGAACAACCTCCGGAGAGGGAGGACAAGAATGAGACAGCGGGTCGTTGTCGTGGCGGACGGCAGCTCGGTCTACGTCACAGGTGAGGGCGATATGATCGACGCCGTCGCATATGCCTATTTCGGCAGCAAGCACGAGAAGAACACCGAGGCTATCTTGGCGCTGAACCCGGGCCTGTCAGAGCGGCCCGAGCAGCTGCCGGCCGGTGTCGTCATCAAACTTCCGACCAAGTCGGCACAATCAGAGCCCACACCCTATCGGTCGCTGTGGGATTAACCAGAGGGCAAACCATGACGACACGGGATGAGGCTGCGGCGCACAGCGCGCTTGACCTGCTTGGTCAGGCGAACGCCCGACTGCGGGAGCTCCGCACCATGATCGCGGGCCTCGAAGTGACCAGCGCCGCACTCAATGCGCTGGCTGAAACGGCAGCGACCCTTGAGGGAGAGATCACCGAGAGGCGGGATCAGATCGAGGCCATCGTGCAGGACAACATCCCGGCGCACGAGTGGAGCGGGACGAGTCTGCGCCTCCGGAATGTGGACGGCGAGTGGGGGGTATTTGTTCAGTTGCTCGGCCCCCAGGGACCGGGCGGCTGGACCGCCCTCATGGCAGCCGTCCCCGACGGCGTGCGGGTGGTCAGGCAGGTTATCGACTGGTTCGGCGGGTCTGGGGCGAAGCCCGCAGTGGGGATGTACGAGGGGGCGTTCGGCTTCGTGACAGAGCCATTCAACGCCACCAACTTCCGCGGCGTGCCGGGGCCGGCGCTGACCTTGAATGTGGGGGCGGTCCAGGCCGTCGCTCAAGAGGACGCGGCCGTTCGCGTGCTGCCAACCTCTGAGGAACACGTTCGCGAGCTGGAGTTCGATCTGCCGAAGGGCGATCCGCCAGAGATCAGCATCGGCACGATCGCCACCGGCGCCTACGACTCCGTGGCGAGCCTTGCGGTCCGCGCTGGTAGCCCCTCCGGGTTCCCTATTCTGGACGGGTCGATCCCGCGCGGCGTGCCGGGCAACACGTATGAGACCTATGGGGTCTCGATCTACAACGCGGCCGGCGTGCCGATCGGCTCCTATTACGCTGATCGGAGCGCTCCAGCGGTAGGCACGATCTCCAGAATATACATCGAGATGGTCGCGGGTTCGGCCGGCGCCACGGCGACGCTGTATCTTGGTGTCGGGTCGGCCGTTCTGGGCCCGTATGTGGTGACCTATGGCACCCCCATCCTGCTGACCGGGTTGTCGATCTCGGTCGCCATCGGCGCGCCGGTGACATGGTCTATCGACGCCAAGACCGGCACCGTGACCGAGGTCTTCGCCAAGGGATATGGAGCGATTGGATCATGAGCATCGTCCCTTACATCTCTCGCCCGGCTCCCTATACCCCGATCGGATCTGACTGGTGGCTTGCACAGCGCGGTCTGAGCTGGTCGACAATGGGCGCGGATTTCCGCCTGCGGAAATTTTGGCTGGCCTCAGGAGTCTCTGGCGCCGCAACGCGCTGGGCAACCGAGGCCGAGTTCGCAGCGCAGTACACGGCGGCTGGGACAACGTCGCGCACCTATTTTGACCAAGCCGGCGTGATCCAAAACGATCTCGCAGCCAATGCGCTTAGGTATACCTGGGTGGGTGGGGTGCGCCGCCTGTTGCTGGAGCGGGCTGTCACCAACGAGGTTCTAAACAGCGGCGCCATGGCAACGCAGACCGTGACGGTTACAGCCGCGCAGCGGACGCTGTCGTTTTACGGAACTGGGACCGTCACATTGTCGGGGGTCGCCACGGGGGCGCTCGTTGGCACGGGTACTGAGGACCGTGTTTCCCTCATGTTCACTCCGATTGCCGGGTCCCTCACCCTCACCGTGACGGGGTCAGTGCTATATGCCCAACTTGAGATGAGCACCCAGGGCACCGGATATGCGACCAGCTACATCCCAACGGGCGCCTCTGCGGTCACCCGCCCCATCGAAACACTCCGCCTTCCCACTGCGGTTGAAACGCTTATGGCAACAGGGCCGTACACCTTGCTTGTACAAGGTCAGCTCCTCGGCATTACCTCAGGGTCCAACCATTCGCGCATCGTGGGTGCGGGGTCGGGGTTTTCAGTGATTTCGGTCGCAAGTAGCGGCGTACAAGGCATTATCACGTACACCGGAGGGGCCGAACTACGAACCGCGACACAAACGGGTGCGCCATTGACGACTGGATATGGGGCTGCACTCTGTGAGGATGCCTCCGGTCGATCGTTGAGCCTGAGCGGCAATATCATCTCGGATACCGGGCGGGCAGCAACTCCCGCGCCGCACTATCTCGCCCGAGACGGGGCCGGGCGCTACGGCGACGGATATTACGACTTGTTCGCGATCGGCCCGACCCGCCTGACAAACGCGCAACTCCAAGCCGCGGCGGTGCCCTATGTCTGACCACGCTGCCGCCCTCTATCTCGTGTTCCCCGACCGCGCGGCCGCACTTGCGGTGGCGGCCGCGCTTATCGGGGAGCCGTTCATCGAGTCCATGCAGC